GCAGCGCATCATCCCGTTGGGTCAGACGCGCCGTTTCGATGCGCTCTTTGGTCAGGTTGTCTGACGCATTGAGCGCAACATCCAGTTGCCGACGAGCGGCCTTGTCTTCTGCCTCGACCTGCAGGCGTTGCTGATTGAGTTGCAGGTCACCCTGGTCACGTTGTGCCCGACGTTGCGTCTCGGCCATGGAAGTCTCCATGAGCACTTGAGCCTCAGGCGGCAGTTGCGGCTTGGGAGCCATCTGTTGCATGGTCTGCATCAGTTGCTGAATCAGCGGCACGATACGGGCGAATGCCTTCTCGGAGTCCTTCTTAACGTGCTGCGTGGCCACAGAGAAGACCTTGTCCAGTTCTGCGGTCAGGCGACGATCTTCGTACTCGGCTTCCGTCACCGGTTGGCCATCCCGCACCTTGGTCACATACCCGTTGGTACGGTTCAAGTACCACAGCACCATGTGCTGCTTGATGTGCTCCAGAGCCCGCGGCAGGTAGAACGAGGCCATGATCGGGTTGCTGCCGAAGGCCGGGTTCAGGGCAAAGTCCAGGTGGGTCTGAATGTGCGCCAGATGATCCTGCTGAATATAGGCAAAGGCGTGACGCCCCAAGGCCATGGCCACATTCTCGTCAGCAGCGTTGAGTTCCTCAGGCTCAGGCGTGTCCTTGAGGATCTCGTTGATCCCTGGCACCTTCAACTGCTTCAGGAACCGCTCTTCCACCGCCCGACGGTCGTACAGGTCGGGGTTCTCCTTGGCACGAGCCAGGACGGCCTGCATCTGGGCCATCCGCTGCGTCTCGGAGAAGATGTGCGGGTCAGAGACAGGGACAACATCCGTGTTGCGGTTGAAGTCCGTGCGCTCAATCTCTAGGTCGGCGACCACCTCACCCTTGCGCTGATCGTCTAGATGCCACCGGTTCAGGCGGCCTAGGATCTTCAGCACCCGGCTCTGAGCATCATGCAGGCGGGCATGGATGGCCGAGAAGACCGCAGCACCCTGCTCGATCAGGGCCTGGGTCGTTCCCACCGGAGCGTTGTTGTTGATGTCGGCGATCTTCTCTTCCGCCGTCGTCACCACGCCCTTGGCTGCCTTGTCCAGGAACCCCATGAGTTCCAACAGGACTGGCGAGGGAGGATTGAACGGCATCGGCATGGCGATCTTCTTGATGTCATCAATGCCGGGGGCTGCTTCGATCTCAATCACCTGCGTCACATCAGGCTGCACGCTCTGGCCAGAGACCTTCGCGCCCTTCAACTTCAGCATCGTGGCTGAGTTGTTGATGTGAGCGGTATCGAGCAGAGCCCGCAGAGCGCCCGTCAGGGCTGCGGACAGACCACCGATCAGGTGGGGAAGGCCGATAGCGTAAGCCCCGCGCCAGGGGATGAACTTGAACTCGACCACCCAGTCGAGTTTGGTCATCGTCTCGTCGCCATCCTCCCAGTTACGGTACAGACCAACGATCTCGTTTTCGAGTTCGTCGATCATCAGGATGTAGGGAGCCATCGCGCCCTTGGAGCGGCTGTCGCCCTCCAGTTCGAGCCATGTGTAGATGTGATAGACGTTCCGCAGGCCGTCTTCGTTCTCATCCCACTTGCGGCCTTCAATCTTGTTGTTGGCCTTCTGAGACTTGGACTCCTCAGGCTCCATCGTGGCGCGAACCAGGGAGATGTCCTTGTACATCCCAGAACGAACCCGGCGCTTGAACTCCCACTCGGTGATCTCGTGAATCTCGGTAGCCCGTTGAGCGGTGTAGAAGTTCGTCGCAGCGAACGGCACGATCATCCGGTCGATCGGGACAAACTCAGCGCAGGGGCGCTTCTTGTCGTCGTCGTACCAGAGTTTGAGGTACTGCGAACCACCCAGAGGCAACTGGGTCAGAAGTTGCTCCTGCTCGTCGCGGAACTCTTCGATCTGCTCCGTCAACTGCCAGTTCATGTAGTCGCGCTTGCGCTCGGCCTTCTGAACCTTCTCCTCGTCCACCTCACCCATGATCTTGGTGCGGACAGGGCCGTCAGGCGGGAACAGTTCCTTGATCGCTCGGGAGGCGAAGTCCACGCAAGCCTCAGCCATCACCGGGTGAACGACCTTGGAAGCACCCATGAAGGTAGCCCCGCCAGGAGCGTCCTTGCCCATGCCGGTGCGCTTGAGACCTTCTTCGTACTGCTTGTCGCGCTCCTCACGAGCACGCTTGTCCATCTCGACAAGTTTGATGTACCGCAGAGCGATCGTTGACAGTTCGAGTTCGTCCAGTTCCTCAGCGAGGTTGGCGTAGAACTCCTCGTCCTCCTCCGGGCCTTGGGTGTCCAACTTGACAACCGCAGACCCGTCCGGGAGTTCTTCAATCTCAGCCTCTTCCTCGGGAAGTTCGACCTCCAGGCCCTCTTCGGGCACTTCGTCGGTCATGCCCTCAATGAAGCGGCCGTACTCGGGTTCGATAGGGAATTCAGTGGCCATGATTTACTTTCTCTTCTGGACAGCCAGTCGCATGGCGTCGAGGTTGTCGGTGAACTTCACCCGCCCGCCCTTGGCCATCTCGACATTACCTTTGATGGCGCGTTGAGGAATCTCAAACTCCGACACCCCATCTTCAGTCTGCGACCTCACGCGGTATCCGGGCTCGTAGGGCGTGCGCTTGGCTTTGCCTGTCTCCGGGTCTTTGATCTGCTTCATGCCGCCACCGCTTGTGTCGTACATGATTTGATTGCCAACTCGGGTGCGGAACAGTATCTCGTAGGGAGCCTTGTTCTTGCGGGCACTGTCCTCAGTGAAGACACGCTGCCCCTTGTCGTACTTGTAGTCAAAGCCTTCCATCATCTTGCGGGTGGCTTCGGCTTCTGCCTGGATGCGGTCGCGCAGTGAGGTGTGGAAGTCCTGCAGCGTGGTCAAGTCCTTGGCGGCGGTCACCGGGGCTTTCATCCCTGCATCTTCCGCAGCCTTGGTGATGGCGTTTGCAGCGGCTCGTCTGATAGCGCCACCTGCCTGCTTCTTGACCGCCCCGCCATTCTTCTTGCCCAGAATGACGCGATCTAGGCGGCGCTTGTACTCGCCCAGTTCATCCAGGTACTGCTGATCCACGATCTGGTGCGGGAACACCTTCTGGATCGTGCCGGTGAAGTCCTGCGGGCGTTGCGTCCTCATGATGTGTTGAGTGGCATCAGGGAAGGACAGCACGAAGGGCGTCAGAGCCTCCTGGTGGCCAAGATAGCGGCCGCGGATGCCCTTGCTGTAGGTCTCGTGAGCAGCGTCGTCTGTCAGTTTTGCCCCAGGCACCAACTCGCCAATAGAGTGGCCAGTTAGGTTGACCTCCATGTTCCGCAGGTCAGGACTGGTGATGGCCCACTCAATATCCAGGCCGTTGGGCATATTCGTGGCCTGAGTGAGTTCGGGCGTCTTCATGCGGCTCAAGAACCACTTCCGCAACTCTGGGTTCTTCTTCATCTCCGCCAGAGCACCCGCAGGGTCTGCAATACCGGGCCACTCCGGGAATGAGATCTGCACCCGCTCACCGGTCTTGGGGTTCTTCTTCTCATACCCCGCGGCAATGACCGTGTCGAACAAGTTCATGTCATTGCGGCTCATCTTGCTGTAATCGATAGCCCGCAGGGAGGCGTCGGCAAAATGCTGCGCGAAGTTGTTGGCCACGCGGCCCATAGCAAGGTGCTGACCCAACACCCGATTGGGCTCGAACAGGTTGGCCACCTCGGTGACCTTGTTCTGCACCATCTGAGCAGGGCCTTCGTTGGATGCCCAGAACAGCGGGTTCTTCATGTCCAACTTGCCAAGACCGTAACGAGAGCCGCCCTGCTGCAGGGCCCCGATAGGCTCACCACCAAGGGTCTTCAGATATGTATCGGCCAGGGTGTAGTCGCCAGGGAAGGCGACATTGATGTCCCCGATCTGGGGCTGCACTACCTGAGACTCGGGCACTTTCTTGGCGGCTTCGAGTTCGTACTCAATGCGCTTGATCCGCTCGTTCTCCTTGCGGGAGCGTCCGGCAAGGTTCTTCGTGTCCCCAGGCTTGCCGCTTGTAACGTGCTCACCGAGCATCTGACGGCCAACACGCTCCGCATGGGCGGCAATCTCTTCCTTGGACTTGGCAGGAGCCCGCGGCAGGATCAGCGGCAGGGATCGCTCGGCCTCTTCCTTGGCAGCCTTTACCGCCTTCGCCCCCTTTGCCCCCTTGACCAGGGCTGCAGGCGCGGCAGCAAGAGCCCAGGGGCCGGGAGTGTTGGACATGGCGGTGACGTTTGCGTACACCTCGCGCTCGGCTTTCGTGGCGTCTTCCGGCAGATCCATGCCGAAGATGGCCCGCATCCCTGCGCCTCGAACGCCACCGCCTACCAGTTTGGAGCCGATAGAACGCTCTTGGCCTACAGCCCCGCCAGTGGCCAACTCCAGGCGCATCGTGTCAGGGTTGTCGGAGATGCGGACGGAGCCGCCCTTCTTGTAGCCGTACCGACTCTGGTCTTTCAACTTCTTGAACCAAGCATCTTGTATTTCTTGCGGCATCTCATTTTCTTGAGCCATCCGCTTAAAGTCATCTATTGTGTAGAAGCCCGGCGCAATTTCTTTAGAGAACCCTGGGAGTCTTTGACCCTGAGTTACCTTAAATAACCCAGTGTTTTGCATATCCCGCACATCCGACCACTGACCACTCTTCACAAAGTCCTGCACGAACGGCAGGTAATCTTCCTTGGGGGCTCGGTTTTGTTTGCCTTTGATCTGGGTGATTTCAAAGGGAATTTCTGGCTCAGGAATACCTTCTTTGGATCGCCACCATTGTGCAAAGGTTAGATTCGGGTCAACAGTTCCTGCCTTGTTTCCCTCAAGCCACTCTTCCTGAAGCCTGTAGTAATCCGCTTCGCTTGGGCGTTGATCGCCGATAAATCCTTGCCTCGCTTGAGGACGAGCAATCTCTATCGTTACATGAGGCGAACCCTTGGAGTCAACCAAAGAGTAAACCTTAGCCCGACCGCTCTTGATACCCTCCCATCCGCCATGGCCGTAGTAAAGAGACCCCGCTTCACCTGACCCCTCAGTCCAGTCAGGATGGCCCGGAGGCGGCTCGTAGCCCCGCACAGAGTGCCCCATGGAATCGGACTCAGCAGAGAAGGCTCCGGGCTTGTTCAGTTCAATCCACCGGTAGCCCTGCGGGTACTCCTTGTAGACCGGCAGACCTTCACGAGCAGCGGCAGTAGCCTTGGCGGCCTTTTCTGCCATCTCTTGGTCGTACTGATGAGCACGGCGTACTGCCTGCTCCATGGACATCTTTTCCAGTTGCTCAGGACGGATGCGGCCGGTGGCAAGGTCTTCCTTCAGGACATCGATCAGGTGGTCGAAGCCAAGTTCACGAGCATCAAGAGCAGCCCCCGCCTCGTAAACAGGGGCATCTTCTGGCAACTTTTGAAGCCAAGGGTTGCGGTTCAAAGTTTGTTCAGCCCCCAAGTAATCACCCGCCTTATTTGGGATGATTGCTCTATCTGTTGCTCTCTCCCAATTTTGGCCAAGGGCTGTTTCTGCATAACCAACGGCAGGAAACCCGGCTTCCGCCCGCCTTTGCGCCACGCTGAATTCTGTTGACGGAACTCGATCTCGCAACCTCGCAAGATGGGTAATCCCTTGATCCGCTAGTTTTCGTACCGGATCTTCCGGGGTGCCCATCTCGTTCTTGATGTAGCGGTTGAGTTTCTTGTCAATCCAGTTGTCGATCGCAGCCCGCTGCTTCTCTTCGTTCAAATGCCGCTCAACCGTTGCTCTACTTTCTGGCGGCAACGAAGGGTCATTCAGCAACTGCTCGTGCCGAGGTATCCGTTGGGCAGGCGTTTCTCCGGCAGTCGTCTCACTTTTTAGCGGAGCAAGTTCGCTCTCCACATCTCCGGCAAACCAGTTGCCACCCTTCATCTTGATGGCCCCGCGCTGGGACTCAAACCGAGATGCAGGCGTCAGGGCTTCTGACAGGATGTCTCCGGCAACACGAGGAGCAGCCATGGCGGCCCTGCCTACAGCCTTGCCTGCAGCAACAGCAGCCTTCCCGCTTCCCGGCACGCCGATGAAGTTCAAGGGGTCGCCCAGAACATTGACGGCCGTCGCAGCAGCAGGGGAGCCGGTGGCCTGCAGGGTCTTCTCGCCCAGGTACTCAGCAGGAGCGCCCAACTTCTCCATCACCTGCCCGGTACGCTCCAGGGCCTGCATACCCTGCTCCGTGCGGGGCATATAAGTTAGAGCACCCTGGACATTCTCGACGGTCTCAGCAGCCTTGTTGACGCTAGGCGTGCGGCCACGGGTCGGGATCATCTGAGCCATCCCGGCCAGTCCGGCAGGCACAGAGGCGGCAATACCTGAGCCCACGGTCAGGGCGGCCTCAAGTTTCTTCAGGCGGTCAGCATCAAGAAGTCGGGCAATCCGCGGGGACTGCGGTTGTTGGGTGGGGGCTTCTTGCCCCTGCACCATGTCTGCCAGTTGTCGCCCAAAGTCGGCCATGGCTCATCCTCGCTCGGAGTTTCGGGGATTATGCCCACGAGCCTTTTGGGCGTCTATTCTCGCAACGACCCAATTTGTCAATAGCGCCTTGAGTTTGGAGTAATCGACTACCGCCCCAGGCTTGGCCACGATCTCGAACCGGTTCTCGCACTGGGTCACCTTCACGGTTACCTCAAATGACGGTATTTCAGGTGAGGGCAGGCGCTCGACGATCAGGTCAGATTGCATACGGGTTCTCCCTTTTCCTCACGCCCGCGTCGATGTAGTCGTCCTCGTCCAGTTCATCCGGCGGAGGGTCGATGTTCAGGAACCCGGCATCCCGCAGGTAACGCAGAGCCTGGGACATGGCGTCGCAGAAGTCGTCGTGGTCGGTGTTGGGGAAAGAACACACCTGGGAGACCATGCCCTCCGCCCAGTCGCGGACATAGCCCTTGCGGTTCATGGACTCCGGCACCCAGACCCGTCCTGCCCGGATGATGTTGGCCACGATGGACAGGCGCTGCACCTTGTCCGCCCTGCCGGGGTTGTAGGCCCTGACAGGGATGTGGGCCCGCTGCAGGTCTTGAATCAGGGAGATGCCCGCGGCCTTGTCCTCCACCAGGACGAGATCCACCCGCTTCCTGTCCTTGCCTTCACCGAAGACGGTCTCGTACTCCTCGATGACCTTTGGTCGGAGATCGGGATACTGCAGGCGGTCCTGCCAACAGTCGATCACCAGGACGCTTCCAGGGCCGTCCTCCTGGCGGAAGACCCCGAAGGTGATGGAGGCCGTCGGATCGTTCTGGGCCTTCTCGGTGAAGGCGCAGTCGTAGGACTGGATGACGAAGTCCAACTTGGGGATTGGCTTGTTCGCGGGCCAAAGGCGGAACCAGTCCCTGCTGACGATACCGCCCTCCTCCGGGTCGATGATCTCAGCGTAGATTTCCTGGCGGCCGAGTTTGGTGCCCTCGTACTGCAGGATCTGCTTCTGGAAGGACGGCGCTAGGTTGTCCAGGTTGGAGTAAGTGCTTGCTGTCGTGACATGGACATCATCACCGTCACGGCCAATGAGGTCGACGATCAAGTCCTTGGGCTTGGGAGTCGTGGTGGCCAGGATGCGCGTCTTCTTGCCCAGGCGCACAGAGAACATGATCTGATCCCAGGCGTCCTGCAGGTAGTCCCAGGCGGCCAACTCGTCGCACCATGCGCCGTGCCACTGGCCACCGCGGAAGCGTTCAGGCTCCGAGGCGGGGATGCCCTTGATCAGGGAGCCGTTGGTGAGTTTGATCTCGTGGTACGCCCGGTTGTAGTCCGCCACCAGGACTTGAGGGATCACGGAGATCAGCCCTGAGTCGCCCTCGAAGCAGGTAGCCCGAACGTCCGCTGAGGTAGGCGCGGCCACGAGCCACCGGGTTCCAGGTTGCTCCCAGGCCCAGTAGCCTATCTGCTCTGCTGCTGTACGGGTCTTGCCTGCTCCGCGGCCTGCCAGGAGGAGCCAGATGCTCCAGTCGCCCTCAGGGACGATCTGGTGCTTGTGAGCCTTAGTGAGCCATCCCGCCCTCCAAGCGAAGGCGGCTTGTCTGTCAGCCGGGAGGCGCTTGAACTTCTCCCGGATCTCCTGATCCTTCAGGACGGCGACGAGTTCATCCACGGCGGGACTGCTCGATGCCCTTCAGTACCGTATCGAAGATGGAGATGTCTGCTTCCACCTTCAGGGGGTTCTCAGCATCCCCACCCACCTGGACCTTGTCCCCGTACTTCTTTGGATTCCACTTGGCCAGGAGTTTCAGCCGGGTCTCGATCTGGAGTTTGCGGTGGCCCAACATATCCTCGACCGTCGTGGCCGTGCCTTGGTCGGTCATGACCTGCTTCTGGCCGAAGACCGGCGTGTCAGCGATCAGGAGTGCTTCCTCAGCCAAAGCCTCGAATCCCTGCTCCCGTGCGTGCGCGATGCGTTCGGAAAGATTCTCGTCGCGGGCCATCCACTCATACACCGCAGTCCAGGCGGGCATATGGTCATCCCGGCAGATCTGTCTCAGTGGTTCTCCGTTACTGAGTCTTTGGCAGATCTCTGCTGCCAGTTCAGGGGTGTACTTGGAGGGGCGGCCGATCTTCTTCTTTGGCGGCTCTTGGGGCGTTTCCGCGGCCTGGGTGGTATCTACCCCTTGGTCAGGGGCTTTTGAAGGCTTGGCGGCGGTTTTGGTGGCTTTCCGTGGCATCTCGTACTTTCAGAGACATTGGACTGCCGGGGAGTTTAACTCGCGGTTTAGGCTTTGGGTAGTTGGCGGCGTGAATCCAACACGCTTAACGGATACTTCCCGCGTCCAGTTTTCGCCGTGACTGTCGTTTGCGCCAACACGACTGGGGACTGCTGTTGGAACCCTAAACCTCCAACGACCGTAGGGTGATGGCCTGCAATCCCCATGCGTGTTGGCCCCCTCTCGGGGAGCCTTGATTCTACTGTTAAGTGATTGATTTCACAAGCGTTTTACAGCCACGGGAAGTGGTAAGCCCAGTATGCTGACTCGCTTTCGCAGATCCAGTACCACTGGCCTTGCGAGAGAAGACCCTCTGCGTCTGCGATGGCCTCATCTAATGCGATGCAGTCTTCGAGGCTCATGCGTAGATCTCCTGAAGTTCGGACTCGATACGCTCCAGGCTGTGGTCGCCAAGATCCACCTCGTTGCCGTCGAGGTCGAGCACATCGTACTCAATCTCCACCCCGCCCAGGTCATAGGCAGACTCCATCGCCTTGCAGGGCGTATGGCGGGTCACCGAGTACACGATCACCTCGTAGCACTCTTCGCCTACATAGATCAGATTCGATTCTTTCTTCATCTCTTGCTCCAGTTACCCTGCGTCGTGCAGTGCTTGCATTTTAATACGAAGTTAGAACCATGGGTCAAATAGGTGGTTTCCCTAGAACGGAGACTCTGGCCATCGGACCCACTGCTTGACCTTGAGGATGGCCCTCTGCCGCTTCAGGCGCTTGAGGTTGTCAGGCGTCGTGTAGACAAAGGGCCACCAGTTCGGTGTTTGGACTAGCCCGGTCTCCAAACTAGGAGATCCATCAGCAGCACTGAGATGGCGAACAGGTACACCAGTATCCAACCCAACAGGTACACGCCCGCGGCGATGCGTTCTTCGGTCTTCATGCGTGCTCCTCATTGTGTTTTCCGCCTGTTTGCCCACCTGTCATCCAACTCAGCAATGAAGCCGCACATAGCCTCCTTGCTGATGTTCAGATCCGTGCAGGTTCGGTGGTAGAAGACGGATGCGATCAGGAACTTCGTCTGCCATTCGTCGTCCTTGTACTGTTTCATGAGTTCAAGGACTCGACCGACGACAGGGAACAGTCTCTCCTCCATGTCGCGGTCGAAGTTCATGACTGGGCCTCCACTGAACGGCGTAGTCCGTTGCGCTTCATCAAGATCCGCGCCTCGGTCTGGTCGGGCATCCGCTTGGCCTCTTGCGGGGTGTTGCGGCTGAGTTTCAGCGCCCGAGTCAGTTTCCGGTCCGCGGCCTCCATGTACAGATCGATCTGGGAGGCGTTCTCGCTCGGCAGCAGAATGCGGTAGCCCGTAGAGGTACCCGTGAGGTACTTGCCCTGTCCTAGCAGCATATTGCGGACATAGTCCGTTGCGGCCAACTCGATCAGGGACAGACGGTCATAGACGGCCTTGGGCGCTGACTCCGGCATCTCGATCTCAAGCAACTCGTGGACGAGTTTGGTCGGGATGATGGAGCCGTACTCAAGCATTCCCATCTTCTGCAGGGTGGAGTAGAACTCCTTGTGGGCTTCGCGGTTAGACATGGCGCACCTCTGCCATAGCGCGACCGAACTTCGGGCGGAAGTCTCCGTAGCCGCAATACTTGGCGTGGAAGTCCACGATGCGCGTGATGCCGTCAGGGTCGATGATCTTGTCGTCGAACTCGATTTCGGTCTTAAACGACCACTGGTGAAAAATCGGGAACGCCTTGGCCAGACGCTTCTGCCCTTGAGGCAGATTCAGCATGATCCGGAAGGTTGGGTTCTTGACGATGTCCGTGACCGCTTTGACCTTGTCCATATCGCGGAAGGTCAACGGAATCTTCTCCTGCGTTACGAACAATGCGCCCCGGATGTCGGCCTTGCTCGTCTTCGCTACGCGAAACGCTGTTGCGGCAATGGCCTCTGACAGCCAAGATGAGGGGACGTACACGCCTACTTTCTCATCGAAGTAAGACTTGCTCTCCATCTCCAGATCGCGGTACTCAAGAAAGTCGTCGTCAGTGCGCTTGGTTTTCTTGTCGCTGATGGCCGACATCCTCTTGGCGAATCGGTTGAACCGATCCACTGTTTGAGGGTTGTTCATCAGCAGGGGGCTGACACCAGTGATGGTGATCTCTGCGTTTCTCATCGCCATGATTTTTCTCCGGTTGGTTTAATAAAAGCGCCGAGGTTCCCGGCTCAGTAGGTCTAAGCGACCTGGGAAGCACACCAAGATGTGTTGCCCGCGTTGCTTAACGATGCTGATCTTTCCGATGCTATGCGCTTCTATTCGCTTCCTAGCATTGGGTCTAAACGACCCGGAATGCCCCCGTAAGAGGCAGTCCGCGTTGCTTATCGCTTCAGTGCCATGCTCATCTCTTCTATGCTGTTTATTGCTCTTCGGTTCTCTTCAGTCGGGCCAAACGACCCGGCTAGTCCCCAGAAGAGACTGGCCGCGTTGCTTATCGTGACTTTTCATTACGGTGCACAGCACATCAAACCAATGCGAAACGATGCTTTGCCTTTGGGCCTAAGCGACCCGGCTTGCACCCAGTGGACACAAGCCGCGTTGCTTGTCGTTGCTCTGTCTTGCACAACTGTGCTATCCGTTGCAGTGCTCTTCATTTGAGTCTTGCGACCCGAAAAGCCCACCGTGATGGGCTGTTCGCGTAGCAGAGCCGTTCTCTTCATTGATTTGCTATTCACTGCATATCAGTGCATTGCTCTTCACTGGGAGCCGAAGCCCCCGTTGATTACTTAGCCTCCGTGGCTTTGGCGATGGCGGCGCGTGCGTTCTTGAGACTGATCTTTTCGCTTTCGGTCTCAAGACGAACCTTCCCCTGCTTGTCAGTCCAAGCGCGAAAGAAAAGGCCGTTAATCAGAGCGCCAACACTTCGCCCTTGGCTTTCTTTTGCTTTGGCGATAAGTTGGTCAATGTTGAACATGACAACGCGCTCAAGTCTTGAGGATGTGTATGCAGTGGTCATCTCGGCCTCCTAATCAGCGGGTGGTGGTCTTGACGGAGAACACGGCAGTGATGCTCGTGTTGGCGACGATGACATCCTCGGGGATGTTGCAGACCTTGGCGATAGCCTTCCAATCCGTGACCTTGCGGTTGGACTCAACCACAGTAGCCTTAAACAGGTTGCCTTCGACAACCTTGGCGCCACCGGCAGTGGCTGCATCCTTGATCGCATCCTTGATCTTGTCAGCACGAGCCGTCAGTTCAGCGATCTGCGACAGCAGCAGGCCCAGTTCGTCGATCTGGGTCAGGGGGATGTTGTTGGTGTCCATGTTCAGTTACCTTTCTTCGTTGCCGCAACACCGTGTTGCGATGGGTGAACTTTAATACAAAGTCAAAACCCGTGTCTAGCGATAAACCCTAACTTTTACTCGGAATTAAAAGCGCCTTCGTATCTTCGAGGAGATCCTGCTCTGTGAAGCCCCAGTGCTTGGGGAAGCCCTTCGTGCCTAGCCCGTGGACTCCCGTTTTGCCTCTGTGATGCTCGGGACACAGGGGGATGACATCAAAGTGGCTTGCTTTTCTAGCCATGCCGACACCAGTTCTAGGGTGGTGCAGTTCCGCGGGCGTGCCGGGATAGCCGATCCTCCTGCAGACGGAGCAGCCGAGTTCCGCCACTTTCCCCATGTGCTTACGCTCTGCGATGGTCGTCACAGTGCGGCCTTGTCGATCATGCGGTTGGACGCCTCCATGGAACGCCAGACATCGATCCTGGCCTGTGCCGCTACCATGAGCCACCGAAGGCGCTCCTCCTCCTCAATGGCGGCCTTGATGGCCATGAGATGCTCTTTGTAGTCGGGGTGGCTATACGCCTCGCGCTCCTGCGCGTTGACCGCCTCGAAGCCCGCCACCAGTGCTTCCTTGCACAGTTCAGCCTTCATGGACTTGCGGAACTCCTCAAGGTAGGTCCGGTTGGCCTTGGCCTGGGCGTACTTCTTCGAGTTGGCGATCATGAAGTCGATCGCGTCGTTCGGGTCTATCTTGTCCATCAGTTACCTCTCTATCCCACTGTAGTAAAAAAGCAAGGGCGCAGACTGCGCTTAGGGCATGAGCAAGATCAACAGCAGCAGCAGCGCGATGGCCACTGCGAAGATGATCGCCACGCATAGACCCAAAACTTCCAGTCCGTCGTCTTCCCACCGCATGATCATTCAAGAGATGTCCTCGATCCTGAGAACATACCTCCCCTAAATGTTGGCTTCTTCTTGGAGTCGTTTTTGTCTCCTATAACTGTTGCCGTGCTTCCAGTTTGGGTTGCGCTCATCGTATTGATAGGTGCCATGGAACCTCCTGTCATGGACGTTGTTCTTTGGCGTATCCCACCTTAGATTGACCAGTCGGTTGTCGTCCCGAACATTGTTGTTGTGACAGCATTGCATTCCTACTGGCTTCGGACCAACGAACGCCTCTAACACCAAGATGTGAACAAAGACTAGCCTTTTTTTAATCTTGACCCTGATGTATCCGTCTGCGTTCTTCATTGGCTTCAATGGCCTTTCAGAAAAACGCCTTTCTCCATAGAGTTGATGCCAACCTGTGTGTTGCTTCCTTCTGACGAATCCAAGTTCAGATACCTCGTAGTTCGTAGCCCAAGGAACATCGGCCCATTTCATGATTCCTCCTAGGAGATGTCAACGATACGCATGACATATTTTCCCTTAGAGTTCTTCCGATGTCCATGCACCTCCACCCGAATACCCGCATCCCTGACCGCGGCGATGGTGTCCGACTCCTGGATCTTCTTGATCCGGGTCGAGACGGCAGAGGCCGTGACCTGCACCGCCAAAACCTCCCCCTTGCGGATGGCCAGAAGGTCGCACCACCCCCAGAGGTCTTGCCGGATCCGGGCGTAAGGGTTCCAACGCTCCACGATGGACACCAGATACCCCTCTTCCCGTAGGTACGCGAGGCTTCGTTGGGTTGGGGAGAGGCTACTCGCCATCAAACTGCCCCGGAATCCGCCTTAAAACGGCCATAGCGGCGTTTTTTAGCGCGGTTGATACCTCACCCTCATCCTCCTCGCTTGCGAGCCTCAAAACGAGTTCTGCACAAGCGCGGCGTTCGATCTGGACCGCCTGCTTGGAGGTTTGGATGGCGATGGCCATGATTTCGGCCTTGGCCTGGGCTAGGCGCTCGTCGAACTCCTTCTCGGTGTAGAGGGTCTGACCGGCCCCGCGGCCGAGCAGGAAGTTCTTCTGAAAGTCGGTCAGGTCTGTCATGCCTTGCTCCTCTTGGACTTGTGGCGGGTTTCGATGACGAGGGATGACCAGTCGAAGGTGTAGGACATCATCTCGTCAAAGTCGAATGAGTGATCGAAGCAGCCGCAGAAAGATGTCTGCTCCGCGTCCCAGGCCATCACGTTGGCGTCGTAGATGTAGACGGCAGACGGAACCATAAGGCTGCCGGTGACGAAGGAAACCCCCTTCGGGGTGACCCTCCAGATACCGGACCTCTTGGACTTGCTCTCCACCAAACCCCAATACTCCAGGCTTGGGTAGGACTTGCTCCTGAGCATCCACCTGGGGGCCTTGGACTGGACGTTGACCCATCCATCCCCGGCTCCGTGAACCATCATCCAACGCAGGGCTAAGGCCAAGGGTTTGGTCAGCCGGTACTTGTTGATCCTCCCGACCCGGTCACAGCAGGGGCAGATGGCCGCCTCCCGCTTGATCGTCTCCTGCCAGTTGCCACGCAACTTTCTCAGCCACGCGCCTTCGTTGTCGAACATCTCAAGTTGACTCATTTCTCAGTTACCTTTCTTTGCTCGTTCATCCTTCGTTTCAGATCCGCCAAGGCTTCAGTCCCCCGGCGCTTTTCAATGTCCTGCGAAGTCTTCAGCCACCAGTCTCGTGCCGCAATAGAACCACTTTCTGCCTTGATCTCGTTGAACCTCTTGAGCCAGTGACGGGCTTCGCAGTCCCGCATCTGGTTCCAGATCTCCGGTGGCGGTAAGAGCGTCTCGAATCTGATCCCCAGTCCAGGCTCCGATGCCTTCGCGGGCTTGGTTGAGGATCTTGCGGGCTTCTTCACGGGTCATTCCCTCACCCCCAAGGCTTCCCGCCAAGACGACTTCTGAAACGGTGTCAGCCGCTCCCCGCGGGCTTCCCGCTCCTTCAGGGCATGAGCCCATCGCTTGGGGTCGTTGAAGGAGAACATCTGCTCCACCTTGCGAAGGATGGCCAACTTCTCCTCGTCGGAGACCCGGCGTCGCTCCTCAACGGAAATGGTCGGCACAGGAGCGGCCTTCATGTTCTCGGTGATGGATGGCCAGTCCTTGGCAGGCTTCCAGGCATGGGCGGAACACAGCCTGCCCTTCCCGGCGTCTACGCTCCAACGGTTGGGGCATCCCCTGGCTGCACACATCAGGTCGCCGTAGGAGTCCTGGACCTCTTCCTTGTCAAACTTTCCGAATCCCATCTCAACCTCCGTGGTACTTGCCTTCAACGATCTTGGCGAAATTGCTTGGCCGAATGATCCATTCGAGATCGGCCTTGAACGGGTTGTCCCGCTTACCCTCCGACCGTCCGGTCAGGAACTTGGACTTGCCGATGTAGCCGAAGAACGACCGCCACCAGTCCAGGATCGACGCCTCGGTAGCCTCCTTCCCGTCCTTGATCAACTCCTGCGCCACCTCCCGCCACCTGCTCCGCAGTAAGCCTTGACGGATGTCGTTCCAGACCTCGACGCGGTTGAGGATGGGGAGAGTCTGGTGGTAGAGGTCGATGACGGCTTGGTGGCTGCATTCCGGCAACTTCACCTTCACCACCTCAGGTTCGGCGTTAGCCGGACGACCAGTTACGTTAGTAACTGGTGAATTTAATAACGCTTTCGCTTTCGCTTCAGGCGGTTGGATAGCAGTGGATTCCTGCTGTACATCCGTGGAGAACGGTTGTCCAACGGTTGTTTTTGCACCTAACTCATTGATTTTGTTCAGTGCATCATCATCACCCTCCATCAATGCCTTTGGCGGCAGAGGATGCTTGGGGTACTTGATCTGGATGCGCTGCCGGAACTTCGGAATGAAGCCGTAACGCTTCCCGGCCACCTCATAAAGGCGGATCAGGTCGGCGTCCGCAAGCATCTGGAGCAACTTGTCCCCGGACTCTCGGCGGATGTCGGCGCGTCTGGCCAACTTGAAACTGGTGGCCTCGAAGAGACCAACATCGTCGGCAGACAGAAGGATGGTGACGTAGAACCACCGGGCTTCAATCGGCAGCGACAGGATCGCTTCCGACTCAAGCATCTCGTCACGGATGAGGCGATTCGGCATCGTCGCCTCCGTTCTGCCACTGACCAAAGTACACGGCCTGATCTTCAGCCTCCTCAAGCAGCCTGGGCAGGTCTTCCAACAGAAGACGGGCTTGGCGGATTGAGAAGTAGATGTCGACGACCCGCTCGGTGCGGCGGTCGTGGGACTTGAAAGCGATCAAGCCGCCTTCGGTGACATGAACAAGGATCTCGTCCTCGTGGACGGGCTTGTAAGTTGGCATAGCCAATCTCCTTGGGTGGACGACCCCAGTGTGGAAATTACCGGGGGTGTCTGCACCCGTTGCGGGTGATGAAACGGCATCTGAGGCCGTCCCCCAAGGAGACTGACTCAGACACACCTTTTACGCTTTCCACGGCGTGCTGAAATCTTACTACTCGAACAAGTCAGGGCGCAAGTCCCTGCGCGTCACAAGCCCTTGCGTGGCCTCTTCGATCCTCTTGGCCAGGGCTGCAGAGCACTTGCGCTTCTCGTGGATTAAGAGGGACATCCAAGACTGAGTGACACCCAGGTACTCGGCCATCTCCTTGATCGCTCCGATCGGCTCTTCGTCAAAGTATTGCTTGAGTTTCATGCCGACAGTCTACTTGAACTTTTTATGCAACACAATGTTGACTCGGTGTTTGAGTTGTGTTCTACTGTCTTCACGCCAAAGAGGCGGTAACTGAAAGGTTGAGATGAAGCAACTTCCCTACAACACCGGCAAAGTCCTGATTGGATGCCGGTACGAACCCGTCAAGCGGGTTGAGTTCAGCCGTGATGCTGAACGCCTCCAAACGGCCCTGATCGGCCGTCCCAAGCGAGAAGTCACTCCGGGCTACTGCCTGAGTCTGGCGGCCATCTGTGCCGCCCTTGTCGTGGCTTTGATGTGGGTGACGAAATGAGAAACATGAGAGTTCTGATGTCTGGCTCAACCGTTCGGTTGATTGACCAAGAAGCCGATGCCGCTATCGAAGCAGCCCGCCTGTCGTTCGTGATGAACAGGGGTCTGACCTCGGATGAGTGGCGCAAGATCATGGAAGTGATCACCTATGCGAAGGTGGCTTGCGCCAACGCCCTGCGGGAGGAGGAAGAAAATGACTGACGAAGAATACCTAGAGTGGTTGAAAGATCCCAAGGCCCAAGAGGAATACCAAGAGTGGTGCCTGAAGGAAGCCCTGCGTAATGCAGGTTTGAGCGTGGAAGAAGTGTTGAAAGTAACTGAGAAGTTTTTCTCTAAGGAGCAACAGAAATGAGTTTTATCGTTGAAGCAACTGGCGGTGGCCGTGAGTTCAAGATCGTCCCCGCGGGCACCCATTTGGGCCGCCTGTACCGCATCGTTGACTTGGGAACCCAAACCTCCAAGTACGAAGGCGGTGAAGTGAAGATGCAGCGCAAGGTGATGCTTGGGTGGGAAGTCCACGGCGAAGCAGACGACGGCACCCCTCTCTTGACGGATGAAGGAAAGCCTATGGCGGTCTTCAAGAACTACACCCTGTCGTGGAATGAAGCCGCAACCCTCCGCAAGGATCTGCAGGCATGGCGCGGTCAGCCTTGGACCGACAAAGAAGCCGCACGGTTCGACCTGAAGAACGTCCTAGGGCAGTGGTGTATGTTGAACATCATCCACCGGCCTGGGAACAGTGACGGGAAGATGTTTGCCAACGTCGCAGGGATCTCCCCTGTTCCGGGATTTCTGAAGAAGCAAGGTCTGCCTGATGGCCAAAACGAACTGCAGATGTTCCGCCTTGGCGACCCAGACTGGGAACTGTTCGAGACCTTCTCTAAGGGCCTCAAGGCCAAGATCGAGTCCTCACCCGAGTACAAGGCTCTGGCCAACACCGGCGTCTCCGGAAACGGGAAGAAGAGTCTCGCGTCTATGGACAACGATCTGGATGAGGACATCCCCTTCTAACTTGGAGTTAACATGATCGTCAGAGCATCGGAATCACAGCACTGGTACACCAAGTCTGGGGAACCGGCTTACTCGGTCAAGAACAAGGATGGGCATCAGCGACCAACCACCCTTCGGGATGCGCGGAAGTTGGGGCTCGTCCCCTCTGTGACCACCATCATCAAATGCGCCGCATCTCCGGGCCTGGAGGCTTGGAAACTGCAACAGATGATGCTTGCGGCCTTGACCCTTCCCAGGGCCCCAGAAGAGACGGAAGAGTCCTTTATCAGCCGGATTCAGACGGACTCCAAGGAACAGGCCAAAGCCGCGGCAGAAAGGGGTTCAGAGGTCCATGCGGCCCTTGAATCCTTCTTCGAGACCCGTCATGTCACCTCGAAGTTCTCGGACGCCGTACTGGGAACCGAAGGGGAGATCGTCAAGGTTTTTGGCGACCTGGAATGGTGTACCGAGAAGTCTTTTGGTCACCCCCTCGGATTTGGGGGAAAAGTAGACCTTCATTCCCGCGATGGGAATGGGGTTGTGATCGATTTTAAGACCAAAGAGTTCACCAGTGACCAAGCAGAAAAGGTTCAGGGGTTCGATGAGCACCTTATGCAACTGGCTGCCTATCGCGTTGGTCTGGATCTGCCTGAGGCTCGATGCGCGAACGTCTTCGTCTCGGTTACAGAACCGGGACTGGTCGTTGTCAGGGAGTGGTCACAAGAAGACCTAAATCGGGGGCGAACGATGTTCGAGTCGCTCCTGAACTATTGGTATGCAAAGTCAGGACTGGAGAGATAAATGAGCGACTCATTCTGGGGCACTGCGCTCCTCATCTGGACGGTGTTGGCATGGTTCACCCATGTCATCGTCTCAATCGCCTCTAGCAAGTGGGTTCTCCTACTTGCGGGCGCGATCTTCTTCCCCGTGGGCTGTGTCCACGGAACTGGTGTTTGGTTTGGCTTTTTCTAAGGAGAGAACATGATTACCCTACAACTCACCCCCGTGCAGTACGACATCGTGAAGGCTGCAGTCGTGGCCTACAGCGACGGCCTGATGAAGGTCATTGATAGCGCCCAAGAGCCGCTTTTCTTCCAAGAGCCGGAAGAGGCAGAGATCCCTGCGCTCAAAGTTCCCAAGGGCTTCAGCCTGTCTGAGCAGCAAGTTCGGGCCATGAAGGATGCAGGGGCCTGGGACGACTTGCCCAGGCGGGTCAATGTCATCAAGGGCTACATCAGTGAGCACCGCAAGAATGTCCGAGCCGAGAAGGCTGCCGCCAAGAAAGCCGCCCCTTATGGCCTGAAGAAGGACGGCACTCCCCGCAAGGCTCCTGGCCGCAAGAAGGTGATTGCATGATGCTCACAACTGAAGAGGTCAAAGACGCCTTCCGCACCATCTGGTTGGAGGAGAACTATGCTTTCCTCGAAGAAGACCTAGTGAAACTTGCCAATGGCTTTATCGCCGCGGCTGCACCTAAAATCGCCCGAGCAGAGCGGGAAAAGTGCATTGAGTTCGTGCGATCTCTCAACGGGGTGGTCGCAGACGCCCTGCAGGAGAAGCGCCGTGACGCCTGATGAGTTCATCGACGCACTGTTCGGGAAGGGGTGGACAAACGATCAACTGCCCATCTTCCTTGACATCCTCAAGGGGTTTGACAGGGACTCCAAGAGGTATCACGAGGTTCGAGAACTCTTGGCCAACAGGAACGGCTTTGCCGCAACTAGGGAGCAACTCAGTGAAATTGATGACTTGGTTGACGAGGCAGCAAGATATGCCGGACCTGTTTGACTACGCTCCGATCCTCATCAAGATTGAGCAACTCGAACGCAGGATCCACGATCTCTGCCTAGAGAAGCAGCACCAGGAGGCCATCCCCCTGGTGGAAGAGATGATGGAACAATGCGTGGTGCTGAAGAAGTGGCTCAAGGCCCAGAAATGATCCTCATCAAGATCAGCGAGGGGAAGTTGGAAGCGAACTGGGATGAGATCGTCGCCCTGGCTGACGAGTTCGACCAAGGCTCCAATACTGAAGATGCCTACATGAGCAAGATCTTCTCGCTGATCTTCGACAAGGGCTACGAACAGGCCCTCGTGGACATGGAAGAGCACAACAGAAGGCTCATCTTACTGGCCACTTGCACCGGCGGACACGCATAAAAAAGGCCCCCGAAGGGGCCTAACTCTCGTGTTTGGCAACTGCGAGAGACTGGAGAGATTCTGTTAGGGCATGGGGTTGCCCATGGGATCCACACTAGTCAAGGCTCGTTGAGCCTCTTCTTCGCTCACTCCACGAGAACGCATCTTGTCCAGTAGGTACAGGGTCAGCGGGGAGCCCATGCTCAAAGCGGCCCCGCCCAGTCTCGTTGCGGGCGTAGGAATCATCGCAGCACCGCCTCCGATCGCTCCCGCACCGGCGATGGTTGCGCCGATGGGATCACCTTGTTGCATCCGCCTCATGGCCTCCATGCCTGACTCTGCAGCACTGACGCCACCAAGAGCGCCCATGGTCTTGGGCATATTCATCATGCCCTGACCTACACGTTGCAGTGGAGGCGGCTCAACCGTCGGCGGCTTGGCAAAGCGAAATTCAGGTTGCACCCCACCGATGCGGGCGCCCTTTCGGAGACCCTGCTCAAGTTGATGAGCCTCGGAAAAGGTCCGACCTCCCCGGTTGCCGTACCCCATGGCACCCGCCCATTTCTCAACTGGGGTTCCGGTACGGGTGGTCGCGGGGCCGCCTTGCACATTAGCCATCAGGCCCTGCATCATCTGAGAACCACCTGCGCCACCCGCGGCAGCCGCAAGATCAATCAGAGCCCGCGTCGGATCGACGTTCTGAGCCATCTGCCTAGCCTGGGTGGCCACAGACTGCGCCGGAGTAGGAGCGGCAGGCTTGGGCTCTTGTGTGGTGTCCGCGCCAGGAATTAGGTTGGGGCCCAGGCGCTGCAGTTCGCTTGCAACCGCCGCTCGATCGGCTTCTGCGCGTTGAAGAGCGGCAGTGTCGTTTTTAGTCCTGGCATCAAGGATGCGCTGAACTGCACTTTTATACTCTGCCTGCAGGATCTGGATTTGCTCGGGTTTTGGAGAAATATCCGCTTTCTCCCGAGGAGGGGCCTTGTAGTATTGAGCGGCAGCCAGAGCCTCAATCTGCTCGTCTGTGGCATCCGCAGGAGCGGTAACCGTGATGACTCCACTAGGCGTCCGAACCTTGAACTGTTTATCGGCCATAGTTACCTCACCACCTTAAACGGCTTCTGCCCCGGATACACGATGTTCGTCACCCGGCGTTGGTAGTCGCCAAACAACTTGGCGAACTCCGGAGTGTCTTCAAAATCCTCATACTGCATCTTGCTCCTACGCAAGGCAGAAGCCAGTTCGCTCTCAAACTTGGCCTTCTCGCGCATGAAGTTCAACTTCTGGCCGAACGACCGCAACGTGTCGGTCATGTTCGGTCCCATGGCGTTGACCATCTGCTGCTCGAAGTTCGACACAGAAGTCCCAGATCCCAGGCCTTTGCGTTGCTCGAACTGCGTGATGGCCAGGAGTTGACCCAACTCAGCAGCACGGTCAATCACATCCTGCGGGGCTCCAGTCTGAGCGACGATCTTGCGAACCGCAGGAACACCAACAGAGAATGTCCCAACACGGACAGCCTCTTCGACCAGACTGCCGAGAGCCGAGATCACATCACCGCGCTCCAGGACACCCATGACCTGATCCATGCCGGGAGCCTTGATGAGAACTTCCATCCGGTCATAGATCGGCAGGAGCCCAAGAGCAGCCTTGCCTGCAGCACGAACCTGAGCGGTCTGCTCCCCTCGTGACTTGGCTCCGGCCACCGCCTCTTCTTTCGCTGCGGCACTTGCGGCTTCGGACTCAGAAACAGTCCTGCGCCCAGGAGCAGCACCAGGGGCACCAGGGGCAGCCATGCCACCAGGACGGCGGAACTTCTCAATCCACTCCCCGCCTTTACCCGCTTCTTCAGCAGTCTTGTACTGGTCGTACTCATACGGCGTCATCTTGAACGTGCCGTACGGGGTGGCGAATTCTTCCTGCTTCTGGCCAGGGATACGCAGGTTCAGGTACTGCTGCGTATCGCTGTCAAACACAATGCCGTTCATTGACATCTTGAACCGATCCCGCTGAGACCTGATCATGTCAGACAGGATCTTTGCTTTGCCCTCTTGCCCAGGCATGGCGGCCAAACGAGCAATGTCTTGCTCAGTAATTGAACGCATACCACCTTGAGGAGCGGCGGCAGGCGTTGCGCCTTCAGCAGGGGAGACGGGAGCGCCTGGGGCGGCACCAGGGGTAGCAGGAGCGGCAGGGGCAGTACCAGGAGTCTGACCACCAAGAAGCCTTCGGAACTCACGCTCACCCCGAGCGGTTTGAGCCATTCCCAGTTCCTGGGCTGCCAACTCAGACCGAATCTGGGCAATCTCCATGGCCCGCTTTTCTTCACCCGCCTGAGCAGGACCGACCATGGCCGCCGCATTTCCAAGAGCCTCGCCGAAGGATCCAGTCTTGGTGGGGGCAAGCATCCCCTGAGCGATGGCCAAGAGAACTGGATCAAAAAGTTGGTTCTCCCGAGACTTCAGGGCATCTTCCAAAGCCTTGCGGCTTGCCATGACCTTCTGAAGAGCGGCCTGCTCCTCAGGAGTATCAGCAATCATTGAAAGGGCGGAGCGTTGAGCGGTATTTGCCATGCTTATGCCTTTGTATCAGGGCCCACCATAATCGTCGCCATACGGTGGCTGCGTCATCCAATTAGAACCGCCTGGGGGCGTCCTGCTACCAATCTGCTTCCCAACCCAGTCAAACATACGGTTGCCCCAACCCTTGTCGGTGTTGAAGCCAGAACCGATCAGAGCGCCAAGACCGGCGATCTGTTGCAGGGGGGATGGCGGGAAGGCGGACGGAGGCTGCAGGGCCTTCTCCGACACCGTCGTCGGGTAGGTGTAGCCACGCAGGAGTTGCGCCACATTCTGAGCCCGGACAACCGGCGCTTCAATCTTGGCCTGCTCGTAAGCCTGCTGAGTCGCACCAAGATCGGCCATGGTCTTGAGACCCGTGGTGGCCGCTTGTTGCTGTTGAGCGCCCAACCCACCCAGAGCCTGGGCGGCTTGAGACTGCTGCTGACGCTGACGCAAAGCGGCTTCTAGGGCAGAGCCATACCCCGCAGACATGGCCTTGGCCTGCTGACCCAGAAGATCTGCCTGCACATCCGCTAGGGCCTGCCCAGTAGCCCCGGCGTACCGCTGAGACCCTAGTCCGCCGCTGCCCACAAATGCGGACTTGAACTGCGGCAGAAGGTTCCTCTGCACATTCCGGGCGCTCTGACGCGCCATCTCATCCACAACCTGCTGTTGATAAGGGTTGTAGAACTGCGAGATGTCCTGAGCCGTCACCGGAGCGGCAGACTGTTGTGCCGCACTTACACCAGACTGGATAGCCTGTTGATAGCCGCCTAGAGCCCCAGGCGCTGCGGCATAAGCCTGTTGTTGCAAGGCCCCAGGCCCTGCCACTCGGGCATCACCAAGCAGACCCTGGCCCGACTGGGCAAGGCTCGTAAGGTAGTCTGTGAGGTACTGAGGAGCAGTAGTCGCTGTAGTGCGACTGGTCTCGATCAGTGGGATGGATCCAGGGTCAAAGAGTCCCATATCTGCTCCTTTACCGCTTCGATTTTAGATAGTCAAGCGGAGATTTCAAAGCGGGTGGCGGAAGATCTTTTGGCCCCTTTGACCGCGCCCGATGCCGGATGTTGTGCATCATCTCGTACAACTTGTCGGTTCCGGCCTTGGTAGAACCGTTCCCGAGGGCGGAAACCACATCCGCCGGGAAGACAAACTCCCCGTCAGCAAGCCATGCCGGAATGTCGTCGGACTGGCCATCACCCTCCCCGGCAACGTGCTTCCCATCCTTGAAATCCTCGCGTCCGCCCTTGTGGGTGGGGAGGCCGCCAGACTTGGCCATCAAGGGCATGGGCATCCCGCCTTCCTTGGCCATCAGGGGCATCACATACCCGCCCTTTGCATATCCCACAGGCTCTTCAACCTTTGGAGCCTCCGGAATGTTGAGGATCTTGTCGATCGGCTCTTCTTCCCCGTAGGAGTAGTAGGGTTCCGGAGCAGGGGTCTGTTGAGCCTGGGGCACACCCATGCGCTCGGCCAGGATGGCCGCCAGACGAGGATCAATGTTCTGCATCATTTCTTGTCTACCTACTTGCTCTTGAGCCTGTCGAAGTTGGGCCAGAGGGTCGATGTACTGTTGAGTGACTCGGGACGGCAACATCTGCGGGGGCAGGCGGCCATACTCCCCAGAGGTTCCTTCTAGGACGAAAGAAGGCAGTCCAGTCTGAACCGGGAAGTTCAAAGTGGGCTGACGAGTTGTAGCGGGCTGTTGAGGAGTCGGCTCACTCGTCAGTTGGCTTGTCAGTTGACTTGTGTCTTGTCCTGCTGAGGTAACTGCTTGAGTAGCAATCACCAACGCTTCATCTGGGTTCACACCCAACTTCGTGACCGTATTGACAACCGCATCAATGGCCGTCGTGGCGGGAGCGCCAGAGTTCACGGCAGAAGTCACGGCATTAGAAATGGCCGTGTTGACCGCCGTGGCCACATCCGTGCCCGTACTGACCGCCGTATCCACAGCAGTGGAAACCGCTGACTCGACTGCGCTAGAAGTTACCTGCTGAACGTCCGCTCCAGTTTCTACCGCCGTAGAAATTGCAGACGAAACTGCGGTGGTGACCGCCGTATTGAGTGCTGTCTGCGTATCCGTCCCAGTGCTAACCGCAGTATCAACAGCAGTAGAGATTGCAGTGCTAACAGCGTTGCTCGTGGAAATGTTGACATCAGCCCCAGTTTGCGCCGCCGTAGAAACCGCAGAAGACACCGCGCTTGAAACCGCCGTGTTCACCGCGGTATCGGTGCTGACGCCCTGACTGACAGCGGCTTCCACTGCAGAGGTCACCGCAGAGTTCACCGCGGTAGAGACGGATGTGGCCGTATCGACACCAGTCGTCACAGACGCAACCACTGCACCACTGACCGCAGAATCAACCGCCGTAGACACAGCAGTAGACACATTCGTGCCGGTGCTCACGGCAGTAGAAACGGCTGTGCTGACCGCAGAACTGACCGCGCTACTTACCGCAGTGCTGACATCCGTGTTCGTCGCCGTAGCGGCAGCCACCGCAGAATTAACTGCGCTGCTGACAGACGAGTCGATCGCCGTGCTGACATCAGTACCGGTATTGACGGCCGCAGCGATGGAGTTGTTGACCGCAGAAGAAACCGCTGAAGTCACCGCAGTGCTGACATTTGTTCCCGTGTTGGAGGCGGAGACAACAGCAGAGGAGACGGCAGAGTCAACCGCCGATGTCACGGCAGAACCAACCTCTACACCCGAGGCAATAGCCCCAGTCACCGCACTCGTCACAGCGCCGGAGACTGACTTATCAATCACCGATCCGGGATCAGCCCCCGTGTTGACGGCAGTAGAAACGGCGTTGGAGACTGAGTTGCTGACCGCAGTAGAGACATCCGCGCCAGAGTTCACCGCCGCATTAACGGCACTGGTCGTGGCACTCTCTACAGCCGCAACAACATCCGTCCCGGTTTGAACTGCGTTGTTGACCGCAGCAGAAACTGCCGTTGAGACAACCTGACCTACATCTGTCCCTGTGGACAAGGCTGTGGAGATGTCCGTCTCAAGGTTCGCCAGATTTGGGAACTGAGCCTCAAAGAACATCTGCTCAAGGTTCTTCTGCTCCTGAGTTTTTTCAGCGGTGGCGGTCTGTTGAATCGGCTGCTCCTGCGCCATAACGCTAGGCGCGGGCTCAATAGATACCGGGCTTGGGGCTAACACAGGTTCAGCCACAGGCTCCGGCACAGGGGCTGGCACAGGGGCTGGCGCAGGAGAAGGAGCAGTAGAAGCAGCGGGAGCAGGAGAAGGAGCGGGGGCGGCCTCAACTGGAGGGGCGAATGTTTGCTCAGGCGCCGGTGCGCGGAACTCAGACTCCGCCTGGACAATTTGATTGACGATGCCAACCGCTTCAGGGATCGACAGCCCTGCATCAATAGCGGCATCTGTCGCGGCGTTGGCCACAGTCAAAATATCAGCACCCGCACTAGAAGCCGCAGCGACGGCAGATGTCACGGCATCCACAATCGAACTGGTCGTGTCTGCGCCAGACAACACAGCCGACCCAACCGCCGCGCTCACAGCCGAGTTCACCGCCGTAGAAACATCAGAACCTGCGCTGATGGCACTGCTTACGGCGCTGTTGACAGAACTCGTGATTGCATCAGCGACACTTGCTCCGGTATCAACAACACTGGATACAGCACTGTTGACCGCGCTAGTCACTGCGCTTTGAACATCCACACCAGAACTGACTGCGGATGCAACCGCAGAACTTACCGCAGAGTTGATGGCCGACCCGGCGTTAGATCCTGAATCAATCGCACTGGTCACGGCACTTGAAACTGCGCCACCAATGGCTGCAGATGGTTCAGCGCCAGAAACTATGGCCGAATTTACTGCGCTATTGACAATACTTCCGACAACCGAGGTCGCAGACTCTCCGGACTGCACAGCGGTCGAAACCGCATCAGAAACAGAGGAGGAGATGGTGTTGCCAACATCCGCTCCTGAAGAGATGCCAGAACTGATTGAAGAGGCAACATTTGAAGCAACGCTTTCAACAGTAGAACCGGTTGCAGCCTGCTCTGTAAAGCCCAGTTCTCGATAGGTTGTCGGTACGCCCTTCTCATCAAAGAACGCCACCATGTCGGGCGTTGCGCCAGGAGGCAGAGAAGTCGGCCGCTCGCTTACTTGCGCCCGATCGCCAACGATCTCAGAGATCCGCTCCTCCTTGGCGATCTGACGATCAAGGTCCGTTTCGGTGGCGACCTTCTCGGCGGCAGGAGTAAATCCAATCTGCCCCGCAGAGCCGGTGATGAGTTCAGGACCGACCGCCTGAACATCCACAGTTGAGGGCTGATAAGTGATGGCCGTTGGGCCACCCTCAAAAGTCATCTGCGTGGGAGTGCTACGACCCAGGAAGATCAGGTCAGCAAAGTCTCCGCTCTCATTTGTCTTGGTCTGCTGAATAGCATCAGAGAGTCGCGCATCAGTGGTAGCCGCATCCACCATGGCCGTAAGCGCACCACTTGCGATGGTCGCTTCTGCAAGCGTTCGCGGCAGGCCCTCATCCCAGTTCTTGTTCAGCGCCAGATTGCTGATGATCTTCGCGCTGCCTTCTTCAGCGTTCTCACTGGCAACCTCGCCCAGGTAGCGGGTGAGGATGCCCTTACCCTTGGTCTCCAGGAAGTCTTTGGATGCCTGACCGAGCAGGGCAACAGCGTTGCCTGTAGAGCCACCGGCAATCTTGGCTTCAACCGACAGAGCGCCAGGAATGAGTCGTTGAGCCGCAGCAGAGGCAAGGCCGGAAAGACTGGCAACAGAGCGCCCAATCTTCAGCACCTCCTCGTTGCTTAGGCCCATCCGCATGGCCTCGTCCATCGTGCTTGCCGCAGTCTGGGCGCCATGGACGCCCGCGTTGGTCAGGATGGCCGCAGCCTCCCGAGCAAGCATTCCACCCCCAATCATCCTTGCGCTTGCCATGGCACCACCACCGGCCAGGACTGTCGGAGAGGTCTCAGCAAGGAAGCCCGCCGCCTGCATCGGGTTGACACCGTACTGGTACAGAGTCGTGAAGAACCCACCACCCGCAGCACGGATGGCAAGGTTCATGTCATCACGGTTCTGCTTGTAGACATCCGACAGAGACCTGTCGAGTTCATTGGCGTATGAAGCAAACCCTGCGCTGATGTCGCCCTGCTCACCTCGAACCAGATCAGCAATAGTGAACGGGGCGGCAGCCACAGAAGCCGCGCCCTTGACTGCTTGCTTCAGGACATCAGACCCAATCTGGGCAACCTCTGCAGGTTGCGTCCTACCACCCATGGCCTGCCACTCTTCAAAGGTTGGAGGCGCAATTTTGTTGCCCGCGGAGTCGGTCGGGACAAACTTGTCGATGTAGTCCAGATAGCGATCCATGTCGTTGAATCGCTTGCCCGTGGCCACAAAGGTCTGATCAGGCTTCGGAGGCGCTACCTTCTCAACCTCCTGAACTGTTGGCACACCACCCTCACCGGTGACCATCTGTTGAGCGGCCGCCGTGTAGTCGATTGCGGGCTCAGATGGCTGAACAGGTGGCTTGGTCGCCGTCTTGTCGGGCGTGAATCCCGTCGTAAGAGAGTCAACCGGAGCGCCCTCCATGCCCGTAGCGGCAGCAGAAAAGTCTGTCTGCGCCGTCTCAATCGGAGCAGTTTCTCCACGAAGAGGAACATTCTTCAGATAGGCAGTTGCCTCTCTGGTGTCAGGAACAACCGCGCCACGCCCAGAACCTGCTGCTGCAGCAGGCTCAGAGATCGTGATCTTGGGAATGCCCATCTGCAAGATGGGAATGCCGGTTGCTCTCGCGGTTGCAACGTCAATGGCATCAGGGATCCGATACTCCTTGCCCTGATACATGAAGGTGCCGGTCAATCCATCATTGAACGCCTTCATGCCCGCCTGATCAATACTTCCGGCGCTGCTGTAATCAGGTAGAGAAGCGACGCGTTGCTGCTCCATGTAAGCCTTATTGGCCTGCGATAGTTCGTCTTCCCCAGTGCGAGAGACGACATAGATGTTTCCAGAACGAGCCGGGAACTCAAAAGTTCCATAGCCGCGAGATGAGGCAAGAGCACTTGCTTCATCAAGCGTTTTGACATCCATGCTCGGATCAATCTGAAGAGCCTGATCTCGGCGGATGGACTCTGTTACATCCTTCTCAGTAGGAAGAGCGCCTTGAGGGAAGGCTTGACCTGCCTTTTGGCCCTCTGCGATCAGTTCTCTAGTTGGAGCCTGAGACGCATAGTCAACGGCATTAAACAGATCAATCGCCGCGCCGATGAGTTGCGACGGATCCGCACCAGATCGAACCAAATTCAGCATCACCGCAGACTTGGCGGCGATCGAAGCATTCGGAGAGTCAGCCAACTGGCCAACAGCGTTGATGATGCTGTTGACGTTTGGCTTACTAGAGAACACTTCAGCAGCAAGATTGGCTGCGCCCTGGATCTGATTCGGCGTGAAGCCAAGGTTCTTCAGGCCAGTCTGAGCGCCCGCACTAAGACCACCGACAAGAGCACCAACCCCCAGGCCACTCGTGTCTCCAGTTGCGATGGCTGATGGAATAGCCCCAATGAGTCCTTTCGTCGCTCCGCCCAGAATTTCGCCCGTAAGTCCAGGTCCAACCGCGGTCTGCACAGCGCCACTGGCTTGGGAAGCCAACTGGCCCGCTCCACCGCCTAGACCGCCAACAACAATCGACTTCAGGAGATCAGAGCCTGATGCGCCAGACGCAACACCACCAAGACCGCCAAGAACAGCGCCCCCGGCGATGGATCCTCCCATGCCAGTACCAAAGCCAAGAGCCTCGCCAATACCTGGGGCTCCCATGGTCGCACCAATAAAAGCCGCCGCGAGTCCAACCGGCTTCCGCCAATCTTCAGACTCGTCATACTTGTCAATGCCAAGAATTGTTCCGTTGGCATCCAAATTGATGATGTAGCCGCTATCACCGCCAGTCTTGAGGTTCAGAGACTGACCAGTGATGTTGCCATTTGTGTCCGTGCTGACGGTCTGCTCAAATGCGGTGCCCGCAGGAGCAAAAGATGAGTCCGTATTGGTCTTGCCGGTTGTTCCGGCAATCTGATAGCCCTGAACACCTCCGAACGGGTCGCCTAATGCGATGATTGAATACTTGCCGAATTGCTGAGGAACCGCTTGTGGGCCCGCCTCTCCCGCATCCATGAATGCGTTCTGGCCGGTAATGCTTGACTTTGCGAAGTTGATGGCGTCTTGCAAAGAGAGAGTCGGAGCGCCCTGGCGATCCTCTCGCGCACCATAGTTGACGTAGTGCCTCTTCGCTTCGGCCTCTGTATCAATGCCCGCCTGTCCCAAATCGGGGTTCAGACGGACATATTCCTTCCAGTCAAATCCAGGTGGGACGGCTGAGAAGTTTTCCTCGCGGAACCCTGATTCTCCTGTGTACGGGTCGGAGAAGAATGGGCGCAAATCTTGGCCCCAGTCATCAACCCCTTGAGCAGGAGCAGGAGCAGGAGCGGGAGCAGGTGCGGGGGCAGGTGCGGGGGCAGAGGTCTGTAGGCCATACTGCCTCATCAAGCCGCGAACGGTTGTCTCTGGAACTCTGAAGGTTTCAGCAGTAAGAGCAACCGCCTGATCAACCGGCATCCCTTCTGAGACCCAAGACTGCAAGAGGTCAAAAGCCTCCGACTCTGAGCCCTGAAGAGAAAACTGAGGCGTAGACCCTTGGGCGGCATCCAGAGCGCCTGTCGTCGTAACTTGGCCAGAGGTGTCTGCGGCTTGATCTACATCTGTAGAGGTCAACCCTGCGGCAGTAAGCGCCCCCGTGGTTTGGGCATCCTCAAGAGACTGATCAACTTCTGTAGCCTGACCAGTTAGGTCGCCAGTGTCGATGAAGGCGCCGCCAGTAACAACATTGCCGCCTCCAGGAAGAGCGCCAGTAGTGACTCCGCCGGTCTCCCCGATGGTGGAGCCGGTCCCTCCAACGGTGCGCTTCTCTGGTTGGTTGTAGTCGTTACCAAGAACAGCCCACTCAGATGAAGGATCAAAGAGGCTCTTCGCCGCATCCGAACCTTCCGGCTCCCAATCTTCAAGACCAAAGTTTACAAACTCACTTACGCCCGGAAGCGACATGAGTCTTTGGTTGTAAGCATTAGCGGCTTCTTCTTCGCCCTTCCTAGCAAACCCTTGTGTGACTATTTTTAGTTCTTTGCCAAGCGCGTTTACCTGAGCCGCAAAGTTCTTAGTCCAATCATAAAGTTGGTCTGCCGGAACACCCCATCCCAGATACGGATCAAGCGCAACAAAGTCAGCATTTGAATTTCTGATCTCATCAAGCAACTGCTGATCTGTTGCTTTGCCTTGGAATACAGGGTAAGGCGAAATAACAACACCCGCCCTTTGGCCCTTGGATTGCGTATCTTTAACCTTCTTGACTAGGTCTGAGCCTACAGGGCTATGAGGGTTCCAAAACAACTCGTCAGAGATAACAACTTCATTCCCGCGCTGAAAAATTGCATCAGGAGACTTAATTGATTTGCTCGTTGGATCTTTTGTGGCATTTGATCCCGTAACCCAACTATTTGCATCTCCAAAGTTTGATAGCAAAGGCCCAGAGCCCGTCTTGTTAAAGAAGTCAGTAACTGTAAAGTTAGTCCCAAGAGCGCGGTTCCACAAGTTGACCGCATCCTGCGGCCTCATTCCTTGTTGAACAACCCAATCAAGCCCACGCTGCGTTGCCACCGCATCGTTTGCGCCGCCTTGATAGATGTATTGCTTGAACCATTCCGGCGAACCGGCCACCGGAGTAGAAGCCGCTTGAGAAAGCGCAGAGCCAGTAATACCTGTCTGACCTGCGGCGCTCTCGGTGCTAGAAACATCTCTGCGCTGATTGTCTGCAACAGTGAGACCAGAATCCTTCTTGGCTAGAGTCGTTTGACTCAAGGTCTGGCCGATCTTGTCAGCCATCAGGCGACCAAATTCAGCGTTTTGATGCACCCCGTCAAGCAGGGAGCCTGCAGGGATCCCAACGCTACGAACATCAACAAATGGCAGGTTGTACTTCTGCGCCAGTTGCTGAATGCCTGCGTTGATCTGATCGGCAACCGTCGCGCTCTCACGGGTCAAATACCCGGCGATGTTGCCGCCGATGGAGTCCGCACCACCAAAGAACGGAGACACCCCAACAAGAACAGGCGTTGATCCGTTGCGTTGAGCAATCTGGATCATCTGCTCAATGTTGCTCAGGGACTTGTTGGCATCCCCAAGTTTGATGGCGTCTGCCGCTCCATAACGAAGCACAACCTGATCAGGTCGATTGGTTGAGATGTAGTTCTCAAAACTGCCGTAGTCTGTGTTCCCGGTCAGGGCATCTTGAGAAGTCTGCCCGCCAGTAGCGACGTTGTTGACAACACCGCCCGTGTAGTCGGACAGAACACCTTCAAGAGAGTTGCCGCGAGAAGTATCCGCGCTACCGTCCATGCGGTAGCCCAATACAGAACTGATGGAGTCGCCAAAGACGGTTGTCTTGAATGGCGAAGTTTCTCCAGATGCCCGGTAGTAGTCGTTGACATTGAATTGCGTCCCCAGAGCCCGATTGAACTCGGTGACCGCCTGCATGGGGGTCCAACCCTTCTGCTTGGCATATTCAATAGCCCGTTGAGTAGCGGTGGCGTCATTTGCGCCACCCGCATACATATACTGCTTGAACCACTCAGGGGTGCCTTCCGTGGGCCCACTAGGTGCAGCCATCTGCGTTACGCTGCCCAAAGCACCAATGTTTTCATTTGGAAGACCGATTGCATCTTCCATGAAGGACGGCACAGAACTGACATTGATGGGAGGCTGAATGTTTGCAGTCACCCCTCTCGCAGCAGGCAAACCTCCGACGCTTGTCAGCGCAGATGTGCTCAATCCCGAAAGATCTTGTCCGATGTCAATCGAATCATCCTCCGGTATGTCCAGAGGAGACTGATAGCCGTCCATGCGGTCTTCGTATTGATTGATGGGCAGTGCCATATCAAGTTCCCGGATTGATAGCGCCGACTAGGGCCTGAGCCCACTCTTGCCAGTCGTCAAAGTTGTAGGGGCTTGGAACACCTTGGTTGGTGAAGACATCAATGGCCATCAGGCCCGCCCCCCAAGACTTCCAGTCCACCGTCGGGCCTGGAATCTGAAGTTGCTGCTCTGCGTACAACTCGCACATCAGAGACGCCCATGACTCAAAGTCGTGATACCTCGGGTCATAGATCAGCCCGATGCTCATGTGCTGTACCCGCGAACATCACCGATGTCGGCATCCACGATTACCTTACCCGCCTGATAGTTGCCATCCACGACGTTTGACACGAACTTCAAGCGCAACAAGCGCCGCTGTTCCTTCATGTCAATTTTGCCTGTCGTTGGACTAAAGGTATATGGGTTTGAGACCTGATCTTGCTCTTTCGGGTAGGGACGACCCACGACATACAAGTCCATGTCGCCCTGCTGCACGAAGTCAGGCTCCACCCGCTCCAGGCGCAGCCACCGGTTCTCGCCCACCGGAGAGGGCTGAGAGGGGCCGCCTGCGATCAGACCCAGGTCAGAAGTCGTGAACGAACTCTCGATGGCCAGGACGTTGGTGCCCTGAACGACATTCGTGCCGTACTCGTGCTGCCACAGGGAGACCTCGTTCGTATTGTTCTCCTCCCACCCTGCGTTGATGGGAAAGCGGAACACCTGCGAGAAGTACCCGGCAGAACGACGACCACCAAGAGCCTCGCCTAGGTCGTACCAAGTGTTCTCTCGGATGTTGTAGATGATCGCGTCGTTGCACTCGGTAGAGTCGCCGCGGGGGTAGAACCACCAGATCTCGCCGAACCGGGGAACCTTCGTAGCCCAAACCTTCTGCGACTGCGAGTAGTTCAGGTTGTCGAAGAAGTGGTTCTGGTTCATGTCGTTGGGGATCTCTTTGACCACACCGTTGTACAACATGAACCGGTCCACGCCGATCCAGAAATAGATACCGTCGTACTCAATAACGCACTGGCTTGACAGGATCGAGGTCTGACTGGAGATGATGTCGTAGCGCCAATACTGTGGAGGCGTACCCGTCCCGCCGATGTAAGACACCCGGATCAGGCTGTCCAGGCTCCAGAACAGGCCAGAAGGCGCGTTGGAGCCGCCTCGAACGGGAAGACCCTTGACGATCTTGCCGGTGGCCACGTTCGTTTCGTTGGCGTCTGGCGAGTTCCAGTCGGTCGGATCTCCCGCAGAACAGTTCTTGATCAGGCCGTCATTGCCGTACACAAACACATACGGATGCAGGGCCACAACCCCGCCAGAGACGCTGATCACGCTACCCGTAGGATTCGCACCTCCGGTGTCTTTCAGGGGATAGACATCCGATCCGGTGATGTCGCCGTACAGAACAGGCGTGTTGATCGTGCTGTCGATCTGAGCGAGGTTCTGGCCAGGATGAGCCAACAGCAGGTTTTCACCCCCGGTGACGCTGTATAGACCATCGAACTGCCACAGGTTGTTCGGACTGGCCGTGAACTGCTCATCCACAGTGGCCACATCAATTGAGAACCCGTTGCTGTTGTAAGTTGCAGATACCGGGACGGAGAACCCAGAACTTTGGTTGACCGACAGAACCGTGAACTGGAACCCTGAACTGGCGATTGTGAAGGTCACCGGGATTGAGAATCCTCCGGCGCTTCCGAGAGATGCCACGGGTACGGAGAAACCGGAACTTGAGTACACCGTGTTGACCACGACCGAGAAGCCGCTACTGGTCACCACCGTGGCCACAGGGAACGAGAAGCCGGTGCTGTTGTAAACCGCCGTGACAGGCACGACGAACCCTGCACCAGTGCCGCCGATGTCCGTAGCGTTGGCTGACAGGATGTTGGTGGCGATGTAGCCGCGGCCGCGACTGGTGATGGTTACCGCAGTAACAGCCCCGCCGGATACGGTGATGGAGGCTTGAGCACCAGTCCCAGAGCCGCCGATCAGCGGGACATTCGTGTAGGTCACCGTAGCATTGATCGTGGCCACAGGCACCGAGAAACCGCTTCCCGTACCGCCGATGCTTGACGCTAGAGCGGACAGACTGTCACCGGGTTGATAGCCGCTACCGCGATCAACGATGGTCACGGTCGTGACAACGCCGCCCGCAACCGTGATGTCTGCAGTCGCATCAATCCCAGAACCAGTCAGAGAGGTCAGCGAAACGCCAGTGTAAGTGCCGTTCGTGTATCCAGAGCCGCCAACGACCGTCCCCAGGGTGGCAATCTCATTACCTGTGTATCCAGAGCCGCCGGTGATCGCTCCAAGCGTCTGCACACCGTTACCAATCGCGGATGCCGCGGCGCTCATGGTGTTGGCAACCGTGTATCCGTTGCCCTTGGTCGTGATCGTGACCGAGGTCACCGTGTTGCCAGAAACAACAATGGTGGCCTTTGCACCAGTACCGGACCCGCCTGTCAGAGAGACATTGGTGAATGTGCCGTTGGTGTAGTTAGAACCACCCGTGATCGCGCCGATCGTGTCGATGCCGTTGACAAACCCACCAAGATCAGAAGCGGCCGCGCTCAAGGTGTCCGAAGCGGTGTAGTTGATGCCTCGATCAGTCAGGGTGACCGATGTCACCGTCCCAAGCGCCACCACAATAGTGGCCTTGGCGCGGGATCCAGTGCCCCCAGTCAGGGACACGTTCGTGTACGTCCCGTCCGTGTAGTTGGTTCCACCAGTCGGAGCGTTGAGTGTGTTGATGCCGTTGCCGATCAGCGCAGCAGAACAACTCAGGCTGTCGGCCACGGTGTAGTTCTGACCAGGGTTGGTCACAGTAACTGCCGTCACTGCGTTTCCAGAGACCACGACAGTCGCTGTAGCACCAGTACCAGTACCACCCGTCAGGGGAACCGCGGTGTAGGTGCCGTTCGTATAGTTCGATCCGCCGGTGATGGCACCAAGAGTTGCGACCCCGTTTGTGAATCCGCCTAGGCTTGCAGAGAGACTGTCTCCGATGGCGTAATTCACCCCAGGCGCAACGAGTTGGACGGCAGAGACAGAGTTGTTGGAGACGATGATGTTCGCCGTCGCGCCAGTGCCAGACCCACCGGTCAGGGGTGTGTCTCGATAGATTCCAATCGCGCTGATCGTGGTGGACGCGACCGACTGGCTCCTATTGATGTTGTAGGTGCCCGCGCCACCAGTGCCGGTTCCAAGAGCAGTGATGACCGTGTCATCCGCAACGCCTGCGCCGAAGATGGTCTGCCCTACAGCGAACGTGCCGGTGATCGTCCCGCCTACGGTCAGAACAGTTCCAGAGATGGAGGATGCGCTTCCGGAGGCTGTCGAAGAGTTGGTGTAGAACCCACCACCCGTGATACCGCCAAGGGACGCGATCACGCCAGACACCCCGCCGATGTCTTCTGCGGGAGCCGACAAGACATTACCAACAGCATATCCACTGCCGTTGTTCGTCAGCGTAACCCTTCCAACACCTTCTGTGGTCAGCGTTGCAACATCACACTGGAATCCGGTACTGGTTGCGACGGAGTTGATAACGATGAACAAGCCCGAACCAGACCCTCCAACATCAGAAACATTGGCCTGCAGAACTTGCCCGAAGGCATACCCAACCCCGCCATAGACAAGCGTTGCGGAGATGACAGTGCCGCCAGACACGACGAGCGTTGCTCGAACACCAGTTCCGCTGCCGCCCGTCAATGGAACATTGGGGTAGGTTCCATCAACATAACCAGAGCCCCCGGTGCTCACAAAAAGAGAAGTTACTCCCTTGCCAATACTGTTGACCGAGCAACTCAGCACATCGTTGACGGTGTAGTTGTTCCCGCCAAAAGTCACCGCGACAGACACCACATTCCCGCCAGAAACGGTGATGGTGGCCAGTGCTCCGGTTCCAGTTCCTCCGGTCAGAGCGACATTGGGGAACGACCCGTTGGTGTACCCGCTTCCGCTGACGATGTTGTCAACCGTGGCGATGCCGTTCTGCAGGACTTCCACTGTCCCCACAGCATTGATGCCGCTACCGCCCGTGAAGGACACATTGGTGTAGGTTCCAGGCGTGTACAGAGAGCCAGGAACCAAAAGGCCGTAGGTGTTGATGATGCCGGTCAGGCCGCCGATGTTGGCAGGCGTTGCGCTCAGGACATCCCCAACGGTGTACCCCACGCCACGATTGGCCGCCACAATGCCCGTCACGGCCCCGCCAGAGACCGTGATGTTCGCCGTTGCCCCACTTCCTGTGCCGCCGGTCATCGGAACGCTGAGGTAGGTCCCGTTCGTATACAGAGAACCGCCCGTGATTGAGCCGTAGGTCTGCACTCCATTCCCAATCGCAGAAGGCGCACAGGACAAGGTATCCCCAGGCAGGTAGCCGTTGCCGCCATCTGTAAGGGTCACGGAAGAGACCGCGTTCGCGGTGACCACAATCGTGGCCTTAGCGCCGAACCCAGATCCACCGGTCAGATCGACATTGGTAAAGGTTCCGTTGGTGTACTCAGATCCACCGACAAGCGTGTTCAGCGTGAGGATCGGGCCTGAGATGCTGAAGTTTGTGATGCCTGCGCCGATGCCTTCGTTCGTGATCGGAAGCACCTGCAAGCCATCAGACCATCCATTGAAGACGCTTGTGAAGCCATCCGCCGGATTGACGTAGATGCCCCGAGAAGGCCCGCTCAACGCATCCGTGATCTGACGGTATCCGCCGATCTTGCGGGGACGACCCCGCTGAAAGCGAACCCACTGGCCATCGGTGTAGAACTCCTTGTCAAAGAGAGTTCCATCCCGCTGAATGCCGGACTTGGTGTCGAGCGCGAATACCTTCTTGGTCATCAGAATGTTCCGCCGGAGATGCCGCCAGAGAAGGTGCCGGTTCCCGTGACAGAGGTGCCTGTCGCTGTCACATCAAGAATCAGGCTTCCCAACACAGACACACCAAAACGCCCCGCCCCAGGCCGATAGATGCCGGTGGTGGTTTCGGTGGCAAAGTTCAGTCCAGGATTGCCCGCGGTGCCATTTGGAATGCTGACGGCCGAAGCGCCTGCCTGGGTAGTGTTGGCATTGAAAAAATTGATGCCGTCACAGATGAGTGTGGCCTGACCGCCGGGAGGAACGACGGCGTTGGCTCCTCCGACCGCTCCGGTGGTCAAGGTCAAGGTAAACCCGTTGGGGGTGGTCTGGTTGGAAACCACATACAGGTTCGAGACCGGCGGATAGGTCACCGTGACATTGGATACCAAGTTGCCGGTGTAATACTGGATCGTGTTGGATGCCTCGGAAGCACTCAGCGTGTACGCGCCACCAGTCACCGGCTTGGTCAGCACAGTGAAGGAAAACTGAGTTGACTGCCCGTAACCAACCGTGACAAAGGCCGTTCCGGTGCAGATGATGAAGGCAGACTCACCAGGTGCAAAGGACTTGGTTACATCACCGTCCAGGCTCTCAGAACTCGTGGTTCCAATAGTTACCGTGCCGGTGCCGTTGTTCTTGAACAGAACGAACCAGTTGTTTCCGAGAGTGGATGCGTTGGGAAGGGTTGCGGTAGTAGCACCACCAGACCAGATGTAGGTCTGAGCCCTGTCCGCCGAAGCAAAGGTGTAGGTCGCCACCATGGACACAGACGGGTGGCTTTGGTTCAGCGTAGCGCCACTTGCGACAAGTCCAAGCCCTGCCAGGGTCGCGGCATCAGCAGCAGAGGTTCCAACACCGAATGCGATGTTGCCCCAGGTGCCCTGCTCGTTGGCGTTCGAGGTGATGTAGATGTACTTGGTCTCGCCTGCGGCCACCGTGATGATGGTGTTTGTTCCGGCGTAGTCCTTGACCGTGAAGGTGTTCGCGCCGACGTTGCGGATCAGGGCATCGTTCCCAACAGAAGTCTGATTCGCGGGCGGCATCCAAAGAGACAAGCCTCCCGAGGAGGCCGTCACATTCATGATTCGCGCTGCGTAGTCGTCGGTGGCGTTTCCGTTGATCGGCCACTCAAGTTGAGTGTTGGCCGAAAGGGTCACCGCTCGGAAAGAAACATCCGTCGGTTGGATGACGGTGCCGGTGAAGGGTGAGTTGTAACTCATGGTCAATCCTTAACTGTCAACAGCCACCGCCTGACGATCAGCCACGCGCAACTTGTCCTCGTTGATGAGGGTGGCCATGATGGCGTCGTACTGCTGTTGCCACATCGGCATCCGCTCGTCGTTCTTCAAGAACGGCATGGCCTGCAGCAAAGACCCGTACAGAAGAGCCTGGGGAGCGTAGATGGTGAACCAGTTGGTCTGATTCGTCGCATCCAAAGGCTGAATCCGCTCGTAGTACAACACCTCAAAGTTGTAGGCGGCGTCAGGAGTAGGAGCCACCAACCAATGGGTGTAGTCGTAGTCGCAGTAGAACTTTGGGATGCTTTCTTGGGCGGGGTCGGGCCAATACTCGCGCAGGTATTCATACCTACGCAACAGAACCGGATACCGCTTACCCGCCACCGTAATGTTCATCGAGACGGTTTTGTGCCACCGGGCGGGCTTGTCGATGATGTTGGCCCCCTGCACCATGGCGCTTTGTTGCACCGTCAGGTTGCCTAGAAACTTGATCTGTGCCGCGATCACCTGCTCGGCGAGCATGATGAAAGTCGGGATTTTGTCAACGGTGGCCTGATCCGTCCGCTCCAGATAAGACTGGATGTCGGCGACCAAGGAGGAGTAAGTCATCGTGACGGCCATTACCACACCTTCTTCTTGATCGACTCGGGTTGCGGAACAAACTGCTTGCCTTGCCTAGTTCCCTCGCGCTTGGCTCGGGTGGTAGCCGCATATTCCGCTGAGGAGAGTTTCTCCCGAGCGGCCTTGGGCAGATACCTTTCGCCAGTCGCCTCAGGGCCTTGAGTGGAGGGCTTCCCGGACTTAGTTCCCCAGTCCTCTTTAGTCCACTTTGAGAGCGAATTATCGGCACTTTTTGGCCCCTTGTAACCCCCTCCAGAGCCTTTGTATCTCTGAGTGGCTAATTGAGCCTTGCGGGCGCTCCACTGACCCGGTTTACCGCCCTTATCGGAAGCCTTGACCGACGCGACGATCCGCTTCCACTTTTCAGGGTTGGTTTTGACAGCAGAACTCATATTCACCCCATCAAGGCCCGTTCGGCCTCACGACGACGAACCAAGCCAGGAAGAACCCGACCGCCGCCCCGGACCCAGAGCATCAACTGCTCCTTTGCGCCCTCCCAGTCCTGGGCGTTGATCTTCCGACGAAGCGTTGAGGTCTGCAGGCGGCCGACTCCCAGGTTGTACGCAAAATCCACGATCGCGTTGAACTTAGCCCAGTCATTTTCCCGAAGGGCCAAAGTCAAGAGAATCGGGCACTGCCGCACCACCCCTGGGGCATAGGTGTTGAGCAGGTCCACCTTGAGCCACTGTTCTGCAGTCTCACGAGTGATGGGCGGGTCGTTCATCGTAACCTTGCGCCCATCCGGCCGGAAAACAGTCCCGTAGCCCTGCGTAGGGAACCCGGCAGGGCAGACATACGGATAGATCAGACCATCCGACCCAACTCGGTGTAAACCCTCAAACCGACGGCAGAGTTCCTCTGCGATGTCAAGTTTCATAGCCCACGCTGCTTGAGGGTACGGTCAAGGAACCAGTAGTTGATCGTCCCCGAGACTAGAGCCATGAAGTCGGCCGTCATCATGGTCTCGAACACCTCACGGGGCGCAGCGCCCTGGAGCCATGCGTTCCAGGCAAACCACAGGTGTACGAAGGACCACAGCAGGATCACCCAGTAGGTGACCACCGGCCGCACCGAGGCGGACAGAGATGCCGCCCATCCTCCGGCCGCCTTGGCCATCTCGGCCTGCTGATTGATGGCAGCGTTGAAGGCTTCCATGACTCCGGTGTCGATGGCCTTGTCACGCTCGGCCCCGATTTCGGCCAACTTCTGCTGACCGCGGATCTGTTCCAACTCGCACTGGCGGTTGAACATCAGCAGTTCATGGCTGCGCTCGTTCTTCTTGTCAAAGAACTTCAGGACTTCCGGGGCAAGCCGGAAGATGCCCCCGAGCAGGGAGCCGAAGATGCCGCCGCTAAGTAGTTCAAGCATTGCTGCCTCCGGTGGAGATTACATCGTCACCTTTGGTGACCGTGACACGATCTCCTTGCACTGTCACGCGCATAGGCTGTTCGGGCTTGTCGAGCCGGTCGAGTTTCTCAATGAGGGTTTGGATGACCTTGAACTCAGGCTTCTCCTGCTTTTCGGCCGTACCGGCGATTCCGTTCATCATGTTGATGAGGGCTACCAAAGCGCCACCGATCATCGTCATCACCGCAGTGATGGCCGCTTCCGACAGGAAGTACGAAGAGCCCACCCCGATCAGCACGATCAGGGTGATGTAGAAGAGGCCAAACCTGCCGATGGATTTACCGGCAACTTCCTTGGCAGTTTCAATAGGCTTGACCTCTTCCATGTCAGATCCCCAGTAGGTTCTTCAGGAACACCGCGGCCACTCCAGGCCCAAGAAGTACAGCGACGATCGTGATGTAGAGCAGATACTCGATGTTCCGCATCCGCCTGCTACCGTCTTCGAGGCGCTTTTCAATGACCTCGTAGCGTTGGGCGCACACAGCCTCATGCACAGCAAACCGGGTTTCAATCGGCTCGTCCACGATCATCCTTTCAGTTTCTCAAGTTCAGCGGAAAGTTCTTGCACCGCCTTTACTAGGGCGTAGATGACGGCATCAGAAGAGACGGACAGCAACCCGTTGTCATTTGTCCGAACACACTCCGGCATGACCTGCTGCAGTTCTTGGGCGATAAAGCCCGTCACAAGCCGGTCCGGATCAAGACCGATGGCCAGGGGGACGCCGTTCTCGTCTTTTGGCATCTCACCCTCAGGCTTGTAGTTGAAGTTGCGGACGCGCAGTTGCTTGATCTCGGCAAGACCCTTGGGCGAGTCCACGATGTTGCGCTTGATGCGCTCGTCTGAGGTTGTCTCCCAGGTGGTGACGTTCTTGGCGTTGTAGGCCCCGTTGGTGCCGCCGATGAAGGCCGTCTGCGTACCCTTGCCAGTCAGACCACTGCCGATGACCAGTTCAAAAGTGACGTTGTTGGCACTTGCCGCCGCAGAAGTGCCGATGTAGGTGTTGTCAGACCCGGTAGTGAGGTTCGTCGTCGTGGAAGCCGCACCGTTGCCGATGATGACATTGTTGGAGCCGGTGTTGACAAAGTCACCCGCTTCGTATCCCAAGCAGGTGTTGTTGGTTCCGACATTGATCCGGGCGCCCGCGAAATAACCAATACCGGTATTACCGGTGCCAGTAGTTATTTTGTTTAGCGCCAAGTAACCAAGGGCTGTTGCGCCGCTTCCGGTATAAGAAGTGCAAGTATCATCACCTACAGCAACATTACCAATCCCTGTGCTGTTTGAGACAAGAGAACTTGAGCCAATCGCAATATTGGAGATTCCTGAATTCAAACTTCCTAGAGCGGTTGATCCTATTGCAATATTGAAACTCGCCGAAATTGCGTTTGCAAGAGCGTTAGATCCAACAGCAACGTTATCACTTCCGGTCGTTAGATCTGCCCCCGCAAACTCTCCAACAAACACATTTCTAACGCCAGAAGTGACTACAGAACCCGCGGCGTTTCCAAGAAAAGTAGAAGAACCGGGGGTCTCAAATGTGGTCGTGGTCTTGCCAATCAACGCGGCAGCAGCCTTGGTGGCAATCGTCTGAACAGACCCAGTGCTGTCCTTGTAGAACAACTTCCCATCAAAGGCGTTGATGGCCAGTTCGCCGTTGGCAAGGTTACCCGCCGTCGGCGCTGCCGAAGGGGTGGCCGAGTAGTAGATCTTGATGGGGGTGTAGCCTGTCTGAGCCATGGTTCACTCCTGCTTCTGTTCTTCCTCTTTGGGAGGATCTTGAGGTGCCAACTGGGCTTCTGCCTGCGTCTTGACCTTCATGGCCACAGGGAATGCTCCAGACTTGGTGGGAAGTTCACTCAGCCCCGCGAGGATGAGTTGGATGTCTTCAATGGTGAGGTTTTTTAGAGTCAGCATATTTTTACTCAAAAAGCAACAAGAAGTTTGCCGTTACTGGCGGCGGCACATAAATCGGGAACACAGATATGTCTTTTATGTAGACATAGTTCGTTGAACCACCAGAGGAGAAAGCCCAACCAGAGTTGTTGCCGCCATCAGTGCTGTTCGCGCCTGCATACCAAAATCCGATTGCCCTTGTTAGGGTTGCTCTAAGCCCTGGAACTGAGGTGTATATCCTCACCACATTACTAACATTACCAGTATAGGTAAAGTTGTTTATTGTTTGGGTTGTACCGCTAGTAAATACAAGTTGCTGAAATGCGCCGTTTGCTAGGGTGGCAAATGTATTACTCCCGCCCACACTCAAAGTGTTTGCGGTTGTGCCATTGTTATTTGTAACCGTCCCAAATGTAAGGCCGCCGCCTAAAAATGATTTATTGCTTGCATTTGTTAAAGAAATAGATGAAGAAGCGCCAGAAAATGTAAGTCCTGATGAGTTGTCAAAGTTAATTGGCCCTGTGCCCGCACAACTAATGGTGCTAGTGCCAAAATTTATAGTTCTAGTGTTTGAGTTAGAACTAGTAATTGATGAGCAAGTTACATTGTAGTTTTGAGTGCTATAAGAGCCCCTGGTTATCGTAATGCTTGCAGCAGATGACAAAAACGCATCACCATGCCTAAAGTCGCAGGAAGGATTATCAATATTTATTGAGTTTCCTCCTTTGGCGGCAGTGGTAAATGTTTGAGTTGAAGATCCTCTAAAAAAATATGTTCCAGTGTAAAGATTAGTCACGCCAGATCCATAAGTTACATTGCCATGTATGTAACTAACTTGGCTTCCTGACCATGTGACAACAGTTGTTCGGGCTGAAAAATCTATGGTTCCAATGTTCCAACCGGTGTTTACTGTTATTTGAGTGGCCGCCCCTGCGTCATCAAACACCGCCGTGTCTTGAGCCAAGGGGAAGTTGTTTGCGGCAGGAGACCCTCCACTGGTAAGGGCCCACCCAGTAGAAGACCAGTTCTGGGTTCCGGTCAAGTTCCAATAGACCGTCTTTGGCGCATCAAAACCGATGCCGCTGTTGTTGCCGCAGTCACCTATACGAGTGCCACCAGTCCATGTACCAGTTCCTGCTGCAACGATGTCTTTGAAATCAATGTCGCTCAAACCGACCACAGTACCTGCCGTGATGGTTCTTTGCACCCCAGGAGGCTCACTTACATAGGTTCTTCTCTGTGTTACAGAACCACCCGCACCAAGGTCAAAAGTCCCTGTGACTGTGACATTACCGTACAGCACAGCAAACAAAACACCCGTCGTCGAGGTTTGTGAGGGAACTGTCAACGTGCCATAGGTTGTGTTCCCATAGAAATTTGGGTTAACCGATGACGATGACATCAATGCACTGCCAAAACTCGCAGTTATTCCACTGAACCCAAGAGTAACGAACGATGAAGTAGAAACAATACTTGCGGTGTTGGCGGTGACCGTTAATCCTGAAGAGTTTCCTGACGAACCAACGCCAGTTGTTGCATTGAGAGTGCTAGAACCGAATGTGTATGTCCTTGTCGGCGTATACGATACACTGACAGTGGTTATGCTGTTGCAGGTTACGGTGTTGTTGGCAGTGTCAAATGTGCCTTGTTCTAGGTTGATAGTTCCAAACCCGCAATTCAACGATCCCCCAAGAGTTATTGTTCCTCCTGGAGAGTTAATAGTAACGCCACCTATGTTTCTTCCGCCAGTATTCAAAGTCGCCGCACTTCTTGCGAAGAACGACATGGTGCCGCTACCACTAGTAAAAGTGCTAGTTCCGTTGAGAATAAAGTCCCCATACATAATTGTGGGGTTGTTGATATTAAGAGTTACACCGTTTGTTCTGCTGCTTGTATTGATGGACTTGACATTAAATGCGGCAAGTGTAAGTGTAGTACCACTATTTAAGCCTGCGTTGTCAATAATTACATCATCTTGAGCAAGAGGAAAATCATTGACAGATGCCGTCCCGCCACTTGTGGTCGTCCAAATGGTCGCCGTCCAACTTGAACTAATCGTCCCTGCGGCAATATATTTGTTGACCCCGGCTGAAAATGTGATGCCAGAGTTGCCAAGGGCGTTGCCTAGTCTTGTCCCGCTCCATGGGGCAGATGCGCCAGTAACTGCGATGTCCATGAAGTCAACATCAGACAAAGCAGAAACAGCGGCAACATTGAAGGTTCTCGTAGCGCCCGGTTGGTTAGACCTAAGAAAGTACCTTCTGGTTGGGGACAAGCCAGTAATGGTGAATGTCCCGTTTATGGTTTGATTTCCATAAACATTTATTGTGACTAATCCAGTTCCTGCGCTTAATGCGCCTAGGGTGAAATTGTTGTATACGTTGTTCCCGTATATGTTACTAATGATAATCCCGCTGCCGCAAGTGACATTATTAAATGTAACAGTGTTAGAGCCTTGTGTCCCAAAACTCCCTGCAGATGTAAGAAACTGAATTGTTGATGTTCCGGCATTGAATGAAACAAAATCATTCAACAAGAAATTGCCAAAATTGCTGACAAAAAATGTAGAAGATCCAAGATTGACTGCTGATGCAACACTTGGTTGGGCAAAAAAACCGCCACAGTTTACTAGGTAACCGTTAGTGTTAAAAGTTCCTGCAGATAGAGTTAATTGTCCGCATACTAAACTAGAGCCAAGATTAAAAGTTCCTCCAACACAGTTAATGAAAACCTGTCCGGTTGTCAGTTGAGTTCCGTTTGTGGTGCAAGTTTGGCTTGCTGTAGACTGAAAGTAAACACTTCCAGTGTAAGTCCTTGAAACGCCAGTAGCGGCAAATGTCAAGTCTCCATAAATGAACCAAGCGGCACTTCCGGCAATAGTTACTACCCCAGATGTAGGGCCGCTTATATTGCAAGATTTGCAAACAGCGCCAGTTGAAATAGTTACCGTATATCCAAGTCCACTGCTTGATGCCGAGTCAAAGATGACATCATCTTCCGCGCTAGGGGCGCGAGTTGATAGGATGGTTCTGCCAGGGTTTGTGTACCACCGGCCAGTAACCGTGAAGCCATCCCAAGCATTGCTTCCGCCGCCCCAGTAGAGAGTAGCCATATCAAACCCTCTGGTACTTCACGCCATCAATTTCAATGAACTCTGGCTCAGGCTCAGGCTGCGGAGGGTTGTCCATGTACGCAACCCAGTTGTCCACGCGCTGCTGCATCATGGCTTCGATGTCGGCTTGAGAAAGCGTGTGGTCATCGGGAAGCGTGATGGCATCCCGGTACATACCATGGCGGGTTTCGCGCTCAAAGTCGATCTTGATCATGGATTAAGCCTGTGTAACTACTGCGACGACATCCCAACGGGTGTTGGCGGCGTTGTAGATGCAACCCACATAGGTCATCTTGGATGCCGTCGTGGACGTTGGCAGAGTCACACCAATCACCGTGTAGGTGGCATTCCAAGAGATCGTCTGTGAAGATCCATTGTCCAAGATTCTGATGATCAACTTGGTTCCATCCACAGGCGTTCCGGTTGGTGCTGCAACCGTCAACCCTACAGCCTGTGCAGTCAAGTTGTACTGATCCGCAACACTTACATCAGGCGTTAAGGTGGCTGTGGATGTCGTTGATGAGACTCGTGGGTCAATGCGCTTGTTGGTCAGAGTTGCCGTGCCGGTTCCAGTCACGAAGCCTGCGGCAGCGTTGGCGGCGTTGCCCAAAGCGGTCAGGACGCCTGTTCCTGTCGTCGTGGTGGACGGAGCGCCACCTGCACCACCACCGATAACCAGGGCACTTGCGGTCAGCGCGGCTGACGAGGCAAGAGTGCCGGTGGCGGAGTAATACAGCACCCCGCCAGAGGTTCCAGATGTGAGTCCCGTGCCGCCGTTGGCTACCGGCAAAGTGCCTGAGACATGGGTCGTCAGGCCAATCTTGCCGTACGAAGGCGCAACCCCCACGCCGCCAGAGATCAGCGCATTGCCTGTTGCAACATCGGCCAACCTAGAAAGGGCAGTCGTAGTGGAGGCAAAAAGAAGGTCGCCCACCGCATAGGAAGACTGCCCTGTACCGCCGTTGGTCGCAGCAAGAGTGCCTGTAACTGCCGTGCCAAGAGGAATACTTGTCAGCCCTGCACCAGACCCAGAGAACTGGGTGGTGGCCGTTACTGTCGTGCCGCGCACTGTAGAGGCCGTCGAAGCGCCTACCGATGTGCCTTCAATCGTCCCGCCCGTAATCGCCACACTGTTGGCGTTCTGGGTAGACATGGTGCCCAGGCCGGTGATGTCCGTGTTGGGGATCGTAGAAGAGGCCGTGAAGGCGCTCGTGCCGTTGCCCTTGACATAGCCAGTCAGGGTGGCGGCTCCAGTGCCTCCGTTGGCCACATTCAGCGTACCGGCAAGGGTAATGGTGCCGCTTGTGGTGATCGGGCCGCCAGAAGTAGTTAGGCCGGTAGTCCCGCCAGAGACATCTACAGAAGTAACGGTGCCGCCCGCGGATGCGGTTGCCGAGATGGTGATCCCGCCTGCGCTGTTGGTGATGAAGACGTTGGTTCCGGCCGTCAGTGTGGCTAGGGTGTAGCCAGTACCGTTACCGATGGGCAGTTGACCATTGGTAGGCGTGGAAGTCAGCCCTGTACCGCCGTAGGCAACCGAAATTGGGTTGGCGTTCCAAGTCCCTGCCGTCAGGGTTCCAACACCCGTGATACCCGTGTAGGAACCGCTCAAACGGCCAGTTCCTAGGGTTCCTGAGGTGATGTTGGAGGCGTTGGTGGTGTCGGTCGTTGCTGAGGCTGCAAGACCTGATACAGCGCCCGCAGAGATGGCGATAGGGGTATCGGTGACCGAAGTCACCCGACCATAGGTGTCCACGGCGAACACCGGAACCTGGGAAGCAGAGCCGTAGGTAGCCGCAGTCACACCGGAGGTGGCCAAGGCGATCGTGATCGGCGCAGAGCCGTCGTAACTTGTGCCCGTCAGTCCGGCGCCGATTGTCAGCGCGTTGGGGTTGGCCGCCGTAATGGTTCCGGATCCACCCAAGGAGATTGCCGTGCCGTTGACCGTGACCGAACTGTTTTGCAGTTGAGCGTTGGTGATCGACCCAGAGGTGATCTGGTTGGCGTTGATCGCAATCGGGGTGTTGCTTGCACTGGTGACCTGACCTTGAGCGTTGATCGCCAGGGTCGGAACCGAAGAAGCAGTGCCGTAAGTAGAAGCACTTACACCCGTGTTGGTGATGCTGAACTGGGTGCCGGACAGGGTCAGGCCGGTGCCTGCGCTGTAGATCTGGGCCGACGATATTTGGGCGAATGTGATGTTCGTCGTGCCGAAGGTGATCACGCCGGATGTGTTGCAGGTGTAGGTCTCACCCGCTCCCGTCGCGCCTTCCTGAACGAAAACAGTAGAGCCTTCGCTCAAGCCATTCGCGCTGTTGATGACGTAGGTGTTCGCGTCAGACGCTCGGGTCAAGACCCAATTTGTCGAGCCAGAACCTACGTTTGAGACTACATAGATGCCGTTTTGCGTCTGGTTGGTCTGCTGATAAACCAACACACGGTCATTAACAGCAACTGTCACGCCATCAATCGACAGCGCAACTTGAGTCCCGGCGTTGGTCAGCGTAGCACCCACACCGGCAACGCCGTTGTTGTATGTGGCATTCAGGTTGATCGGAGACTCAACGCGAACAGGTTGGTGGAAGTGAATACCACTCGCCACAAGGCCGTCAACGTAAGACTTGTTGGTAATGTCCGTCGCGTTGACTGGCGTGGTGCTGATCGTGCCGGTGGTGGTGGCAATCGAGGAGAACGTGCCTGCCGCGGGGGTTGACGCGCCTATCGTTGTGCCGTTGATCGTTCCGCCGGTGATGGCCACAGAACTAGCGTTCTGCGTGGACATCGTCCCAAGCCCAGACACCTGCGTGTTCGCTATGGCGATCGGGGACTCAGACAAGGCCGTGAGTTGCCCCTGAGCATTGACCGTGGCCGACAGAGTCTTGGTTGCATCTCCGTAGGATCCCGCCGACACGCCTGTGTTCGAGATGGCCACAGTAACCGGCGTTGAGCCGTTGTAACTCGTACCGCTAAGGCCCGTGCCGATGGTCAGAGGATTGGCCGCAGTAGCCGTAATGGTTCCGCTACCACCTAGGGAGATCGTGGTTCCGTTGACCGTCAGCGAACTGTTGGCCAACTGGGCATTGCTGACTGTTCCGCTCAGGTCGGATGTCGGGACAGTAGAAGACGCCGTGAATGCGGAAGTGCCGCTGCCCTTCACATACCCGGTGAGGCTATTTGCTCCCGTGCCGCCACTTGCAACATTGAGCGTACCGGCCAGAACAACAGCGCCGCCAGTCGGGGATGCCGGAGTAAAACCAGTAGAACCCGCAGAGAAAGTGGTTACGCCACCGGCAAGGCTGAACTGCTCCCAAGTGCTGCCAGTCCACGCCTCGTATGCGTTCAGGTCAGTGTTGAAGCGGAACTTGCCAAAAGCGCCTGTTGGCCTTTGCCCCGTGGTTCCAACGGGCACCTTGACCGCGCCGGTGCCGGGGAGCGTCGGGTTGTCGGCGATGCCGATAACAGGGTCACCCAACTGGCCATTGCCGTCCGCAACGTCAATCTCGTTGACCGTGCCAGTAATTGACAAGGCCGCAATCGTGCCGCCTGGACGCAGCGCCAAGACTCCGGTGCTCGGAAATGCCGCAAGGGAGCCAACAGCACCAGTCAGGGAGAAGATCGGGTTCGCGCCCGTGCCATCTGCGTTGGCGATGTTCAGACCAGGGCCAGAAGTCGTCAGAGTCCTTGAGGCAACCGTGCTTGCGGAATCCTTGACGATGAAGCCGCCCGACGCCGAATTCAGGCTGTCAGCCGCCCCAGTCATGTTCACCCGCAGGAATGACTGAGCGCCACCGTCCGTCAGTTGCAGGCCAGTGCCTACCGAAAGGTATCGGCTGTTATTGAGCGTGGTCTCTTGCGACTGGGTGACAAAGGTCTGATTCTGAGTCGGACTGTTGGCAATCGCCGCAGTCGTCGTCTTGTAAGTCCCGCCGTTTTGAACGATCGGAACAAGTTCAGTGCCCGTTATTGGCCCCGCATTCGGGAGTTGGGTGATGGTTTGATTAGCCATTAGGTGTCACCGAAATTCCGTCAAGGTTGCCGTTGTTCTCGGGCGTGTCCGTGTTGCCCTCGGTCGAGATGATGTAGTCGCCATCATTGTCCGTTACGAGGTTGTTGGGGTCTAGTGCTACAGACACATCCGGCCGCGGGAAACGCAGGTTGATACGCTCGGTCTTCCGGGCGGGAAGCCGGTAGGGGTCTTTCTCGTCCGCACAGCCCTGCTGACACACCTTCAGACCAGGGAAGTTGTGGTCCGACATCTGCTCGTCCATGGGACGCTTCATCTTGCAGCGGTCGCAGATGAAGATCGCCAGTGAGGCATTGCCGAAGGTGTCGAGAAAGACCGGCATATTTACTTCGTGTACACGCTGATGTTCGGCGCGAAGTAGATAGGAGACTTGTCGCGCTCTTCCGCCTCAGCCAGGGCCAGATACTTCTCGGCCTGCTGCTCAAGGTAAGTAACCCGGTTGATGTCCACTGCGGGCAGTTCCAGAGACATCTGGTGAGCAAGCATACTGACCACAGCCATGTACCACCTCTGAGGGATCTGCAACTCGTCCGTCAGATCGCCCACATCCATGATCTGCTTGGAGTACCAGACCGTCATCTGCACAAAGGGGTCCGAGGGTACTGGCCACAGGTAGATCTGCGGGTCAGGAACCGTGCGGTTGAACCAGAACTGGTATGGCTGATTGGCCGTAAAGTTTTTGTTCGGCAGGTTCGTGTAGTCGTCCCGGTTCAGGCGCGACATCGTGACCTCTTGGCTCATGTTGCCAACCCAGAACTCACGCAGAGCCAGGGTTGTGCCGCTGTAAGCCCGGACACGGTAATACTGGACGCTCTGGCCAGGATTGATGTCCGTCCAGATCCACTCGTTGTCTCGCACCGCTACAGCGCCCAGATCCTCCAAAGTAGACCAGGAAAGGCCGTCAGTGCTGTATTCCAGGGTCAGATTCCATGTGGCCGACCCGCCGCCTGCGATGTAGGGGAGCAATCCGATCGATCCGGCGTAGATTGGGTTGTCCGTGCCGAAGTTGATCGAGATGTTGCCGTTGGCGGAGGTCTGTTGGCAGTAGGTAGAGGTGTTGGAGTCGCCCACCAGGGCCACATTTCCGCCCGCAGAGGTCGTATACGACCCATTTGGGCGCTGCATCGTGCGATACAGGGCGTTGAGGACATCATTTGCACCCGTTGGGAGGGTGTAGATGTAGTTTTCAGGGGTCAGACCGAAGACTTTCTTCTCAATGGCCCAGTATTGGATGCCAATGTTGATCAGATTCGTCAAAACGAAGCCAAGAGACTCCCGAGCACTCAAAATTTGCTCAGAAGTCAGTTCTTCGGCCAGTTTTCCGCACCTTCTGGCCCCGTGATCAATCAAAGTTTGGACGTTATAGACCTGTCCATAGGCGTCAGAATAGGCCATTGGGTCTCCTTCAGAAGCCTGAGCACTTCCAACGCTTCATAGAAGCCCTGGCGCGGCTTCCAGGCTCACTTTTTTCGGCAATCGGGCGCATCCGGGCGCAGAAAGAGTCCTTTCGAGCCCCTCCTTGAGGCTGCGGAGCCTTCAAATTCGACCCGGTTTCGCGGTTGTACTTCTCCCTACCCTTTTGGGTAAGGCCCGCACCCTTGGAAACAGGCAGTTTTTCGCCCCGGCCGACGGCCAAAGAGACATTCCCGCCGTCTTTTTTGCCCTGAGCGCGACGCTGAACATCGTAGGCGATGGCCACGGCCTGCTTTTGAGGCTTGCCCGCAGCAATTTCCGTCTTGATGTTCTGCTTGAATGCCCTCTCAGACTTGCCTTTGATGAGCGGCATGATCAGGCCACCTGAATCATAGAAGCGATGATGGCCGGAATCGCAGGGTAAACAGGCGAAACACTGGCCGGGAGGTGCTCAATCGACACAGACGTAGCGGTTGGAACCCACACAACTTGGACGTAGTCCGCCGCGTTGAGATCTAACAAAAATGTCAGCGCCGCCACGTTGTAGCCAAAGATGCTTGCGCTCTTGCGGGCCACAACCGTGTACTGCGTAGCGGAGTTCGCCAGATCTAAGCCGTTAATGCGAAGCCAGACCGTTGCGTCTTCCTGCGCGTTGCTCGTGTTCTTGAACTGGATGCTGAACTGCAGGTTGTACTTGCCCGCTGCCGGAACCGTGATCTTGCTGTTGTCCACAAGCGTCACGCCGTCGGCCACATCCACTGTGTTGAATGTAATGACCGTTCCCGCGCTCACATTGCCAGTCTGGTCAGTGCTGTCGCTGAAACCACCATACGCTGCGCCAAAAGCCCGCATGGTGGCCAGAGTTGCCTTGACGTTGGCCCCGCTCTGAACCAAGGGAACCAGTTCTGCGCCTGTCAGCGTCGCGGCTGACGGCA